TAATGATAGTCTGCTGATACTATTGCGGATGGAACCCATCCAAGTATAAGCATGAACACACCATAAGCCGGGTGTACTAATACTTCTCTATAGGAAACAGTAGAAGATAGTACATAGATAAGTAAGCCAAGTAGTGTATATGTAAGTAACATAGTACTAATGGCTATAAGCATTGTCTTAGTAGCTTTCATAGCTATATTTATATATTTAAGTGAGATAAAAAGATTTGAGTGTTACAAAGTGGGTAAAAGTGGTGATTTAGACCATACACACACAATGCAACACACAAATAAATAAAAAGTAGTGTGTAAATAAGATTACAAACAAAAGATAGCAAGAGTAGCTATGAAAAATGTTTAAAAGGCCATGCACCGCTTTCACGATGCAGGCCTGTACTACTTACGCAGGCTCAACAGTCTGCAGAGGTGTACCGTCTTGAGCCATAGCCTCAACCTTGTTACCCTCACGGTCTGTCCATACCAATGGAACTACTTTCCATTCACCTGGTATTTCAAAGGCAACACCTTTGTTAGGCTCTAAATCAAGGCCTTTAAGGTGATTTGCTACAGCCTCATACTGTAGGTAGATTGGTGTACCTGTAGATGATACACCAAAAGTGTTAGCATTGTTCATAGCAATGCACATGTTTCCGTCTGTACCGTCATTCTTGACAGTACGTCTAACAAATGTAAATTTCATAAGCGTGTTTTTAAAGATTATACGTTAATGTTAATGATACAACAGGGGGTAGACCCCTGCCAAGAAATAGTTGGGGAGCAGTATAGCAGCACATCTCAAGAATGCTATACACGGAAAATTTGCAGGTCCGGTGGGGCACTGCTGAAAAACAATCCTCCTTGTTAGAGAAGCAGAATCTATTTTTTGGGGATATAAAAATTTCTTAACCCCCTTTTATTTTTGTATCTTGTTTATATAGGATCTTATAATACACACTGCTATGGATCATAATGAAGATAACTTTGATGATATGGATGGAGCATTGTTTGATGGTCTCTCTGAAATAGAACAAATGGAGCGTGAAGAAGAGTTAATTGCTTTGGCTTTTAATAACTCTTATAGTATCATTACTAAGGAAGTCACCTTTGATGAGTTGCTTATTCGTAATGATTCAACCGTAGAGGGCGTGACTACCGTGGCTCATGATATTGAAGATGGTCCTACTAAGGCGGATCTTGAGAATATAATTATATTTTTCCAAGAAAGAGAGGAATACGAGAAGTGTGCAGTGTTGCACAAGATGCTTCATGCATAATGTTCTTGTACACTAGACTATACAAATTATTACTGATATTGCTTATTGCAATGTGCAATAAAGGGTATGCTCAGGAGTGCACCCCATATCAATCACCTAAGAATTATATACTGGATGATAACAAATCTGCAGCTGTAGGATATGTAGCTTGTCTTCATGCAAGAGGTGTTGTAGCCGAGGTAGGGTATGATAATATATTTGTAGGTGTATTGGCTATGGGGAAAGGACATCATGGTGCAACCTACTCTTTTTTGCAGTATGAATTTGCAATTCGCGAAGTGAGAATCTATGGTGGTCCTGTGTATAAGTTAAATCACAATCCTGGTTTAGTGATAGGTAGAGCTGGTATTGATACTAGAATGTATAAGAGACTTTGGTTAACCGCTAGCGTACTTCAAATAAATCGTAATCTAAATTACTTGCATGTCGGAGTAAAAGCCGTATTGTAAAAATAACCCTTTAAACTTCTTGTATTTAAACTTGAATTGTTATATTTGTTACTGAACATATAAAATCAACAATTATGTCAGAACAAGAACAACCCAAGGAACTCTCTAAAGAAGAGTTGAAACAACGTAGAGAAGAAATTACTTCTTTTTACAAAGAGAACATCAAGCATCTTAAGGTTCAGAAAGAGTATGAAGAACTTCTAAGAGATATTGAAAAAGCACGTGCTGAACGTGTTCAGTCACAAATGTTCTTGGCTCAAGCTTATGGTGCTGGTCAAGAAGAAGCTGAAGAAGGAATGGATGAAGCTCGTCAAGAGTTTCAAGCTGCTATGTCTGAAGAATCTCGTAGAACTTTAAAGCGTAGTTAAATGGAATTACTAAAAGAAGGATCAAAAGGTTCTAGTGTAAAAGAACTACAAAGAGCTCTTAAGATTTCTGTTGATGGTATTTTTGGTCCTGGTACTAAAAAAGCTGTTATTAGATTTCAATTAGGATCTGGATTGTCAGCTGATGGTATTGTAGGTAAGGACACATGGGCTTTACTACGTACTAGAGGACCAGAGACTGAAGCAATAGATGAAGACACTGATACTATGGAGCAATATTTTACAACTCCATATAATCAAACTATTCATAGACACTTCTTACCAAAGGGTGAGTACATTGAAGGACCAATCAAGAATGATTATGTCTTTTTACATCATACAGCAGGATGGCACAATCCATATAAAACAATTGATCACTGGGGTAGAGATAGCAGGGGACGTGTTGCCACTGAATTTGTACTAGGGGGTCAGAAAGTAACTGATGGTAATGCAGACTATGATGGTGTTATGGTACAAGCATTTCCTGAAGGAGGATATGGTTGGCACCTTGGTAAAACAGGTAGTGGTTTTATGAACCGCCATTCTTTAGGTATTGAGATTAATAACTTTGGTTATTTAACTAAAGATTTAAAAACATATGCTGGTCAAACAGCACATGAATCTCAAGTATGTACTTTGAAAGAACCATTTAAAGGTTATACCCATTGGCATAACTATTCTACAAGACAAATAGAAGAATTGGAGAAATGGTTAAGATATATAGCTGAAAGAGATAATATAGATATCCGTATTGGATTAGTACAATGGATTAAGAAATACGGACCAACAAAAGCATTTGAATTCCAAGAGGATGCTTACTATGGTAAAGTAAAAGGCCTTTTAACACATACTAATGTTAGAAGAGATAAGTTTGACTGTTACCCGCATCCTGACTTGATAGATATGCTGTTAAGTTTATAATATGGCAATAGTAAATAAAGTAGATCAAAAAGCAAAAGTAGATCTGGATACAACAATCCAGTATCAAATTGTTACATACTGCTTCTTCAATAATTTGCAAATAAGCAATTCAGATTTAAAATGTTTAGCTGAGCTTGCAAAGATAGGAGAGGTTGAGCTGACTTTTTTCTGCCTTCACGTGACTGATCTGGGGATTTTTAAAAGTCCTCAGTCAGCACGTAATGCAATTACAAAGGCAAGTAAAAAAGATCTTGTTATCAAAGATGGCAAGAATAGAAAGAAGATATTTTTAAATAAAAAGATGAATGTACAGACATCTGGAACTGTTCTGTTAGACTATAAAATTTTAGGCGTTGAATCCGAAGAGTCATAAAGATTTTAAAGAAGGTATAGCAGAAAAAGTGGGTGTACATCCAGAAGTAGTGGATGAATTTATAACTTTTTATTATGCAAAGCTTAGAAAGAACCTTTCTAATTTAACTTATCCAAGTATAAATGTTACCGGTTTGGGAACATTTCATATTAGAAAAGGTAAACTAAACAATGCAATTAAAAAGAATAAAAGTCTTTTGGGTAACTTAATTAAAAATACTTATGACGGTTATGAAAAGCATATATCTCTAACAGAAAAAATAGAAATGTTAGATAATGCTAAAAGAATGATAGAAGAAGTAGATCAAGAAAGAAAGGAATTTAAAAAGAAAAATAAATGAATTTAAAACAGTTAATAGACGCATTTAAAAACCTTGACAAGATAGGAGAGGGTGTCTATAGATCTATTTTTACTAAAAAAGAAGTGGAACTTGTTGCAGAAGAAAGAATGAAAATATGCAATAGTTGTCAACTACTTGATAATCAAGGAGATAAATGTTTTGCTCCTGGAACACAACCTTGTTGTAGTGATTGCGGTTGCAGTCTTCACTTTAAAACAAGATCCTTATCATCAGAATGTCCTCAAGGTAAGTGGTCTGCATTAATGACAGAAGAACAAGAAGAAAAATTAAATTTATAATTATGACAGTATCAGAAATAGTAAAAGATCTTTTAAAATATAAAATGATCACAGAAGAAGCAGCAACTATATTGCTTAGAGCAGAGGTTGATGCTATTGCATATAGAGTAACAAACAGTGATGTTAGTAGTACGTATGATTTTGAAAGTCTTAAAAAGATTGGTATTTGGACTACTACTACTACAAATGATAAACTAAAATAATATGGCTATAGTATTTAAAGAGGAAGGTCACATATATGAAAGTGTAGATCAGGATAAGATAAACTGGACTAGTGTAACTTCTTTTATAGGTATGTTTAAACCTAAGTTTGATGCTAAAGCACAAGCAAAGAAGTCAGCTAAAAATAAAAGATCCAAATGGTATGGTATGACTGATAAAGAAATACTAGCAGCCTGGAACAAAGAAACAGAAAGAGCAATAGGATTAGGTAATTGGTATCATAACCAAAGAGAAGCAGATATGCTTGACTTTAAGACCATTGAAAGACATGGTGTAGAGCTACCTATTATAAAACCTCTAGTTGACGAAGATAATGGTGCTAAAATTGCTCCAGATCAAAAGCTAAAAGATGGAGTATATCCAGAACATTTAGTTTATTTAAAATCTGTGGGATTGTGTGGACAAGCGGATTTAGTAGAAGTTGTAAATGGTTATATTAATATTACAGATTACAAAACAAATAAAGAAATTAAAGAAAAAGGATTTACTAATTGGGAGGGTATAACATCTAAAATGTACAATCCCGTTAGTCATCTTGATGATTGTAATCTTAATCATTATAACCTACAACTCAGTATTTATGCGTATATTATTAAAAAGCACAACCCTAAACTAAAGATAGGGGATTTGATTATTCAGCATGTTAAATTCAAACAAATTGGTACAGATAAAAATGGATATCCAATTAATGAACATGTAAATGGAGAACCTGTAATTGAAGAAATAAAAATGTATAACCTACCATATTTAAAGGATGAAGTAAATAGTCTTATAATGTGGTTTAAAGACAATAAGAAATGACAGAAAGCCAAGAATTTGTAAAGGTTGTTTTTGTACAAAAACCAACTGTATCTTCAACTGGAGAAGTAAATATTTCATATGAAAAAAAATATGTAGATATTACATTAGATCTTTCTTTGGTTAGTGCTTATTCTCATTATGTAAATTCAACTAATGGTGATGTAGACACTAATGTAACAGAAATTTATTTACAAGGAGCTGCTCAATCTATTTATATAAAAAAGGCATATCATCTTTTTGATGATATAATTCAAGCATTATGATAGTAAAATTATTTGATATTCAAAATGGTAAAGTAATACCAACAGAACATTGCTATACTTTAAAGTTTCTAAAAGATTTAATGGAAGAATATCCTGATACGTATATGAGTATCTATCAATATTTATTTTATATGTCTTGTCCAAATCCAGATTTAAATCCATTTTTCAATTTACCAGAACATGAAAAAGAAGATATAATAGTTGAGGAAGTTAGTTTAGAAGAATCAACTGAAGATTCTAAAATTAGATATTCATTGGATATGTGTAGAAAACTTTATGAAACACCAACTTATAGAGCTTATGTGGGTATTAAATCTATGCTTGATAGACTAGCTAGATACATGGAAACTACACAGATTGAACACGGACGTGATGGAAATATTAATTCTCTTGTAAATGCTGCAGCCAAATTTGAGCAAATTAGAAATTCTTACAAAGGAGCCTTTAGTGATATGAAGGAAGAACAAGAAAGTCAAGTGCGTGGTGGTGCAGGTTTAGCTTATGATCAAATGTAATGACAAATAAAAAAGAAAACTGGGTATTCTGTTATTGGGATGAGCCCGTAAATGTAAAACCAAATAAAACAAAAGATGAAAACAAGAATAGTTCCCGTAGGAAAAAAGGTTCTAATAAAACCTAAAGAAGCACAAAGAACAGTACCTGGTACTAATATTATTATTCCAGATACAGCATTAGAAAAGATATATCAAGGTTATGTTGTAGCCGTAGGTGTTGAGGTTCAGGAAATTAACTCTGGAGATTTAATTCAATATGCTGATTATTGTGTTCCAACAGAAATGAAACATGAAGGAGAAAGACATTTACTAATTAATGCAGGAGATGTTTTTGCTGTAATACAGTCTATTGAGTAGTGTTTATATCTGTACCTACATATCAAAATGGAACATGGTCTAATACAGACTTTGAGACAAGACAAGATTTTTTAGATTTTGTCTTGTCTATATTTAAAGAACCTGGTCTTTATAATTTTAATGAATTAGCATTTGAGTTTAATGCTGAAGCAAGAAGATTTAATAAAGATGGTTTTTATTGTGCTGCTCCATTTAGATCAAAAGACTTTATTGATTATTGGAATGATCAAAAAGATAAATGTCGTGTAGGTGTTATTTATAAAGACAAAGATCTTACATGGTATTTAACCAGAGATTATTACATGTGGTTAAACTTCTTACCCATCTATGATAAAGAAGAAAAGAAGTATGGCTTTGCCAAAGTCAGAGATGCTCAGTATCATATGGCTCTTTATGAGTTATTAGCAGAACTAAATTATAAGCATTCTGCTATACTAAAGAAACGTCAGATTGCATCTTCTTACTTTCATATGGGTAAAATCATTAATACTTATTGGTTTGAAGAAGGTAGTACATGTAAGATTGGTGCGTCACTAAAAGACTACATTAATGACAAAGGGTCTTGGAAGTTTCTTGATGAATATAAAACTTTCCTTAATGAGCATACTGCTTGGTATAGACCCAGTAATCCAGAAAAGGTATTACTATGGCAACAGCAAATTGAAGTTAAGGTTGGTAATAGGAAAACATCTAGAGGTCTTAAATCTAAAATACAAGGTGCGTCCTTTGAGAAAAACGCTACAACAGGTGTAGGGGGTCCAACAACTTATTTCTTTCATGAGGAGGCAGGTATTGCACCTAAAATGATGCAGACTTATGAGTACTTACGTCCTGCAATGTCTTCTGGTATGGTTACAACCGGTATGTTTATAGCTGCTGGTTCTGTGGGTGATTTGGATCAGTGTGAACCATTAAAAGAAATGATCTTAAATCCTACATCAAATGATATATATGCTGTAGAAACTAACCTAATGGATAAAGATGGTACAATAGGTTTAGCCGGCCTATTTATACCTGAGCAATGGTCTATGCCACCTCATATTGATAAATATGGTAATTCATTAATAGAAGAAGCTTTAGAAGCTATTAGATTAGAAAGAAAGAGGTGGAAAGCAGATCTTAATCCAGAACAGTATCAATTACGTATTTCTCAGAAACCAACTGATATTGCTGAAGCATTTGCTTACAGAAAAGAGTCTGTATTCCCTCAAGGTATTCTATCTAAACAAATGAAGAAGATAGAAGAAAAAGAATATGCCTATGAGCACATAGAACTTGAAAGAGTTCAAGATGGAATTATGGCCAAAAGATCTAATAAACTTCCTATTTCAGATTTTCCTGTAAATAAAAAGGCTCAAGATAAGACAGGTTGTTTGGTTGTTTGGGAAAGACCTATAGCTAACCCAGAGTTTGGTGCTTATTATGCTTCTATTGACCCCGTATCAGAAGGTAAAACAACTACATCAGACTCTTTGTGTAGTATTTTTGTTTATAAAAACTCAGTTGAGATTACTAGGGAAACTGCAAATGGACTAGAGCATTTTGTAGAGCCAGCTAAAATTGTAGCTGCATGGTGTGGTAGATATGATGATATTAATAAAACACATCAGCAATTAGAATTAATTATAGAATGGTATAATGCTTGGACTCTTGTTGAGAATAACATCTCTCTTTTTATACAGCATATGATTGCTAAAAAGAAACAAAAATATCTTGTACCCAAACAACAAATTTTATTCTTAAAAGACTTAGGTAGTAATAGAACAGTGTATCAAGAATACGGTTGGAAAAACACAGGTACTCTTTTTAAAAGTCATTTGATTTCATATGCAATTGAATTTTTAAGAGAAGAGATTGATGTAGAAACTGATCAGGATGGTAATGTATTATCAACTACATTAGGTATAGAAAGAATACCTGATCCAATGTTATTAAAAGAAATGTTAGCTTATTATCCTGGTCTTAACGTGGATAGATTGGTTGCTTTCTCTGCTTTGGTGGCTTTTGCTAAAATACAAGAGTCTAACCGGGGATATTTGAAAAGAAAGGAGTCTGAAACGGATATTTCCTTGGATAATTCAAAAAATTTGTATAAATTAAAGTATAGTCCGTTTAAAAATTTAGGACGGGGTAAAACTAGTATTGGTGGTAAAAAAATTAAAAGATCTGCCTACAAAAATTTTAGATAAGTATGAAGGTATTTAATGCAATGCAATTGAAGAATGGTGCTAAAGCTGAAAGCGGGTATCCTACTACTTCTAGTCTAACACAACCAATACAATTTTTGTCTTCAAAGAAAAAGGATGAAAACTGGGCAGCTTGGAATTTAGATTGGCTTGAATTGCAAGGTATGCAGTTCTTAAGACAAAATGCAAGAAAGCTTCTTAAGAATTATAAATTAGCAAAAGGTATTATTGATAAAACAGACTACATTGTTGAAGAGGACAATGATTACTCTGACCTTGTTAATGTTCTTACAAAGGAAGATGAGTCGGCTCTAGAATTAAAGTTTTATCCAATTATTCCAAACGTAGTAAATGTTCTTTGTGGTGAATTTTCTAAAAGATTTAGTAAAGTTCAATTTAGAGCAGTTGATGATTTGTCTTATAATGAAATGCTTGAACAAAAAAGAGCACTAGTTGAAGAAAATCTATTGGCAGATGCAGAAAAAAAATTAATAGCAAAAATGCTAGAGATGGGTGCAGATATAAATGCACCTGAAGTAAAGGAACAATTAGCTCCTCAAAACCTCAAAACTCTTCCTGAGATAGAAGACTTTTTTAGTAAAGACTACAGAAGCTTAGTAGAAGAATGGGCGTCTCATCAATTAAATGTTGATGAAGAACGTTTTAAAATGCAAGAATTAGAAGAGCGTGCATTTAGAGACATGCTTATTACAGATAGAGAATTCTGGCATTTTAGAATGATGGAAGATGATTATGAAGTAGAACTTTGGAATCCTGTTCTTACATTCTATCAAAAATCACCAGATACAAGATATATATCTCAATCTAATTACGCAGGTAAAATGGATCTTATGACCGTAGCTGACGTAATTGACAAGTATGGATATCTAATGAATCAAAAACAATTAGAGTCTTTACAAGAAATCTATCCTGCTAAATCAGGTAGATATCAAGTATCTGGTTATCAAAATGACGGTGCATATTATGATCCTACAAAATCACATGAATGGAACACTAATGCACCAAGCTTAGGTTATAGACAATTTGTAAGCAATTGGAATAATGCTCCTGAATATGGGGGTGACATTATCAGTTCTATTCTTAATGAGGGTGATGATTTACCAAATTGGGGGGAAGGGTCCTTAATGAGAGTTACCACAGTCTACTGGAAAACTCAACGTAAAGTTGGACACCTTACTAAAATCACAGAAGAAGGGGAGATAATTCAGGAGATTATTGATGAAACCTTTAAGGTTACAGAAAAACCAATTTATGATACAACTTTATACAAAAATAAAACTAAAGAAAATCTAGTTCAAGGAGAACACATAGATTGGATTTGGATTAATGAAGTATGGGGTGGTATTAAAATTGGACCAAACTTACCAGCATTTTGGAAGTCAGATGCAAGTAATAATATTAATCCTATTTACTTAGGTATTAATAGAAAGAAACCAGGTAAGATTCCATTCCAATTTAAAGGTGATACAAGTTTATATGGTTGTAAACTACCAGTTGAAGGACGTGTATTTTCTGACCGCAACACTAGATCAACATCTTTAGTTGATCTTATGAAAGCGTATCAAGTTGGATACAACATGGTTAATAATCAGATTGCAGATATTCTAGTAGATGAACTAGGTACTGTAATTATGTTTGATCAAAATGCATTACCAAGACACTCTATGGGAGAAGATTGGGGTAAGGGTAATTATGCTAAAGCTTATGTAGCAATGAAGGATTTCCAAATGCTTCCTCTTGATACATCTATTACTAATACAGAGAATGCAACAAACTTTAATCATTATCAGACTCTAAATATGGAGCAGACTAATAGGTTAATGTCACGTATTCAATTAGCTAATTATTTTAAACAACAAGCGTTTGATGCAATTGGTGTAAATCCACAGCGTTTAGGTGCTCCTATGGGTAATGAAACAGCTACTGGAGTTACTCAAGCATTAAATCAATCTTATGCACAAACAGAGATTTACTTTACTCAGCATGCGGATCATTTAATGCCTAGAGTTCATCAAATGCGTACAGATCTAGCACAATATTATTATAGCACAAGTCCAAGTGTGAGACTTTCTTACATGACAACGGAAGCAGAAAAAGTAAATTTTGTAATAAATGGAACTGATCTCTTATTAAGAGACTTTAATGTATTTGCTACAACTAAAACAAATCATAGAGGTATACTAGATCAATTGAAACAATTAGCTATTAGCAATAATACTTCTGGTGCAAGTATTTATGATTTAGGTAATATTATTAAAGCAGATTCTATTGCTGAGGTTTCTGATATCTTAAAGGATGCAGAAACTAAACAAATGCAAATGAGAGACCAAGAAATGCAACAGCAAAGAGAAATGCAAGAACAACAGCTTCAAGCTAAAGCTCAAGAAGAGCAGCTTAAACGTGATTATGAAAGCATGGAAGCGGATAAAGAACGTCAAAAAGATCTTGAAGTAGCACAAATTAGAGCAGCTGGTTATGGTTCTATGGCTGATATAAATCAAAATCAAATTTCAGACTATCAGGATGAAATGGAAAATATCAGAAAAGATAGAAAAGATAGAGAACAGATGAATATGCAAAAAGAACAAGCGCGTATTCAAAACTCTAATATGCAATCTAAATTACAAATAGATAGAGAAAAATTAGCAACTCAAAGAGAAGTTGCTGATAAGAAACTTCAGGTAGCTAGAGAAAACAAAAACAAGTATGATGTTTCTTCATCTGAAAGAAAGAAAAAATCTTAAAATAAACTTTCTTAATATATTTAAAAACAGAAAAAACATAGATAGCTATATACTGCACAAAATCAAATAACAGCTTTGCATTTTGTAAGTTTATTTCTAAAAATGTTTGTATATTGTATATGTAAGAATTAGTAATTACAAAAACCAACAATATTATGGCAACAGAAACTAAAACAGTTGAGAGTAAAGTTACTCAAGAAAATATTGATTTAGATTCTCTTTTTGATGGTGCAGCTGGTGCAGATAGCGTAACAGTTCCAGAAGAAAGTCAACCTAAATCAATTTTTACAAAACCAAGTGAAGAAGCTGATTTTTCTTTTGCAGACCCAGAAGCGGAAGTAGAAGAGAATACAGAAACAAAAGAAGTTGAAACAGAAGCAAATGCTGAAGAGACAACAGAAACCAAATCAGAAGTTAAAGAAAGTGCAGACGAAGTATTTGCAGCACTTGATGAAGCGGAAGATGAGGATGAACAAGAGGAGAAAAAAGAAACAAGAGGAAGAAAAAAGATTTCTGGAATAAGTGATGTGTTTAACAAACTTATAAAAGATGACAAGATTGTTCCTTTTGATGATGATAAGCCGTTAGAAGAATATTCGGCTAAAGACTGGGAAGAATTAATTGAAGCTAACTTGGAAGAAAGGGCAAGTCAAGTTAGAAGAGAAACTCCCAAACAGTTCTTTGAAAGTTTGCCACAAGAACTCCAGATTGCTGCAAGATATGTTGCAGATGGAGGTAGAGACCTAAAAGGTTTGTTTTCAACACTAGCTCATTCTGAAGAGAAAAAGAGTTTAGATGTTAAAAATGAAAACGATCAAGAGGTTATTATTAGAGACTACCTTCAAGCTACAGGATATGGAACAGCAGAGGAGATTGCAGAGGAAATTGAAATTTGGAAAGATTTAGGAAAGCTTGAACAACAAGCTTCTAAGTTTAAACCAAAGTTGGATAAGATGCAGGAAAAAGTGATTGCTCAAAAATTGCAAGAACAAGAAATGCGTAAGAAACAACAACAACAAGCATCTCAGCAATACATGGAGAACGTATATAATACTCTTAAGGAAGGTTCCTTGGGTGATATTAAAGTTGATAGAAAGACGCAGTCTATGCTATACAATGGTTTAGTACAACCCAATTATCCTTCAGTAAGTGGTAGAAATACAAACTTGTTAGGTCATTTGCTTGAAAAGTATCAGTTTGTTGAACCAAACTATACACTGATTTCAGAAGCACTGTGGTTGTTATCTGATCCTGATGGTTATAAAAATAAAATCATGGAGAAAGGTGCTCAACAAAGTGTAGAGAAAACAGTAAGAAAGCTTAAGACTGAACAAGCTAATGCTGGTGGATCCTCTCTTGGAGTAGAACAACGTGAAGAAGATACTAAATCACGTTCTACAAAAAGAAAGATTCCAAGAAGCAATAACATATTTAAAAGGTTTTAATAATAAACACAAATAATAAACAATTAATTTAAATAACAATCAATTATGGCAACTCCTGTTTTAAACAATGGAATTTTCCTAAGAGATACTGCCTACAAAGCAAGTTCTCATGTTGATTCTTATCACCTTACCCAGATGCTTGGTTCTGCCGAGCCTATGGATATGGGACCAGTTGATTTGTGGGCAATGACTCAAAAAGTTGAAATGCCTCTTTATCAAATGGCTTCTTTTGGTGGAAAGAATACAATCTCTGTAGACAACGCACGTGGTGAGTACAAATGGCAAACTCCTATCGCTCAAGATTTACCTTTTGTTGTAGCTGACATTGAGCCAGCAAATGACGCAAAAGGTGTTGATGGTACTACCTTCAAAATCAAACTCTCTAAGAGAGCATTTGGTCACGGTGATATCATTACTTATGACAAGTACAACGGTTTGGAAATGTACATCACTGCTGATGACATTATTCCTGCTGGTGACGGATTTATCTACACTGTTCAGTTGGTAAACAACAACAGTGCTGTTTCTTTGGACAACTCTTACTTAAATGCAGGTACTAAGTACTTTAGAAAAGGTTCTGCACGTGGTGAATACGGAGAAAGATTCTCTGACATTGAAACTGGTTCTGGATTCCGTGAGTTCTACAACTTTGTTGGTGGAGCTGAAGCACACGTACATTACTCTGTATCTAGCCGTGCTGATCTTATGATCAAAGGTGGTTTGAATGCTGATGGTACTGTACCTGTAACGGAAATCTGGAGAAACTATGATGAAAGCGGTAATCCTTCAGTATCTTCTATTGAAGAATTAGTAGCTAGCATGGGTAAGTCTGGTGCGCGTCAAGCATTTGAAGAAGGTAGATTGAGCAGAACTTTCGTTACTAATATGGAAGCAGCTCACCTTAGCAAAATTGCTAATGACATTGAAACTTACCTAATGTGGGGTAAAGGTGGTAGAATTAAGCAAGACGGACCGGATGATATCAGATTATCTGTAGGTCTTTGGTCTCAGTTGGATAACTCTTTCAAGAGAGTATACAACAAGTCTGCTTTCTCTCTAGACATGTTTAAGTCTGAACTATACAACTTCTACCAAGGTAAAGTTGAGTTCAAAGGACCAGACCCACAGCGTCAATTAGTTGTACAAACTGGTATCGGTGGTATGCAGCTAATTAACAAAGCTATTGCTGATGAAGTTTACGGTTCAGGTCTTGTACAGAATGCATCTGAAATTGGTGCTGTAACTGGACAAGGTATGGATCTAGACTTTGGTTTTGCTTACACAAGCTTTACTATTCCTTTCTTGGCAAATGTTAAGTTTGTATTGAACCCAGCATTTGATAACCTTCACACTAATGATGTTGAGAATCCATTGATTGATGGACGTCCATTGAGCTCTTATAGCTTCATCATCTTTGATGTGACTGAGAATGGTAACGATAACATTCACTTATTGAAATTGTCTTGGGATAACCAATTGAAGTGGTTCTACCAAAATGGTACTATGGACTACATGGGACGTACTCAAGGCTTTGCTTCTTCTGGTAACTTTAATGGTTATAGAGTTTACATGACTCAAACCATGCCAGCTGTATGGGTGAAAGATCCAACCAAAGTATTGAAAATTGTTATGAGAAACCCTGTAACTGGAGGTTCATTCTAATAACATAATTTTATAACCAGAAAGGGGAGGTGGGTAAAACCTCCTCCCTTTTTTTAAAAAAAAGTATACCATGGCACTTGATAAATTAAAACAAAAAAACCGTGATGAGGTTCTTGATAAAGCATCAAGATCAGAACATGGGCAAGCTAGATTTGCTCATCTTAATGTATTAGTTGATTACATTAATAAACTTGAAAAAAGAATAGAAGCTCTTGAACAAGCTCCTTGATAGTGATTAAGTTGTTATTTCTCAAATAACTTTTGCTGGGAAACCAGCATTAGAAATATTAATAATAAATATAGACAAATGTCTATTTTTGAGTAAACAACTAAATATTATTAATTTTAAAAACCAATTGAAAAATGAGTGATTACACTATTGTAGAAAAGTATCAGCAAAGTAAAAATCAAACTATTGCTATACGACCCTTCTTTGATCCTAGTAAACAAAATATGGGATTAGAGCAGTATGGAATGGCACTTCATGAAGGAGTATGGCATGAAGAATCTTTAGCCTGTTTGGAATTAAACGGTGTTAAAAGGTATGTAACAGGTTTAAATGAATTTGCACCTGATGTAAAAAGACTAGCACCTGGGGATCGTGAAGTAAAAGTTAAAGAAATTAGACAGGTTGTTACACAACTTGAAGCTGAACTTGCAGCAAATGTTTTAGATCCAGAAGACAAAGACTTTTGGAATAAAGTAACTTTATTAAAACCAGATAATGATAAATTTTGGTCTCGCATTAGTTTAAGATGTGGAAATGATCCTCTTTATCTAGATCCATCAAAGGATCCTTATGATTTAATTAAAATTTATGCTATTAATGCTGGAGGTTTTTCTATTGTAGCCAAGTCACTTAAAGATGCAAAGAAAGCTGTAAACCCTCCTAAATTTTACTTAGATCAGTTAGAAGAAACCATCAGTGAAAGAACTCAGTACACTAAACTTAGAAATAAAGCTTTAGTAGAGTTGCAAAAATTATATGATACTGATACAACAAAGTTGATGTATGTTGCTAAAAGTGTAGATGTAGAAAGTACACAGTATACAAAGTCAACACCAAATGATATCATGTATGAAAATATGGATATGTTCATTAATGGAGAGGGAACAGAATCTAATAAGAAAAGAGCAGCTGAAAGCTTTTTAGATGCTGCAAAAGATTCTATGGAAAATCTGAAAATCAGAGCATTAGTTAAAGATGCTTTATTTTACAGATTCCTTGTACCAAAATCTTCAGGTTGGATTGAGACTGTAGATAGTTCAGAAAAATTAGGTAAAAGACCTGGTGAAGTTATTGACTATCTAAAGGAACCGTCTAATGAAGATACTTTAATGAGTTTAATGTCCAAAGTAGAAACATACTGGAATACATAACACATTAAGAAATGAATAATCAAACTCTACAAATTAAATTAAGACAAAGGCTAAATAAACTATCTAGCAATGATTTTGACAATATAGAATGTTGGCAAATTGTAGAGGCATTTAATAAAGCGCAAGTTGAATGGGTAAGACGTCAACTTCATGGTAATAATATGTATCGTGAAGGAGATGAGATGTCTAAAAGAAGAATAGATGATTTAAATATTCTTTTAGAAGAATCCAATTTACCTGGTTTTTTAGATGACAATTATTTTCAGTCTACTGCTATTCCTACTGATTACATGGAATATAAAAGGATATCAGCATTTGCAACAAGTGAGTGCTGTCCTGATCCAAGATCAATGACTGTTTATTTATCTGAAGAAGCTAATGTTGATTTAATTATGAGAGACCCTCTTAAAAGACCTGATTATGATTGGGGAGAGACATTCTGTACATGGTTAGGTAACAACGTTAGAGTTTATAGAAGAGAGTTTGATATTACAGATGTTATTTTAACTTACTATAGACAACCCGTTAATATAGAAATAGCGGGTTGTCAAAATCCTTATGATGGAACACAAACAACAGTTGATGTAGAATGTGAATTTAAAGATGATATAGCAGAAGTATTACTAGATGAAACAGCTTCTTTAATTGCTGGTGATATAGAAAACTTTAATCAGTATACAACAAATCAACAAACAGCTGAAAGAAATAATTAATGGAAAATAAAAGAACTTTAAGAAAAGAGGTTTCTAAAGGATTATCTAGATCTGCAACTAAAAAGTCAATGATGGATAGATCACCTGAAATGAAAAAGGTTGATGCAATGACTGGTGATTTAGTTGTAGAGATTATGAATGCAAGAACAAGTTTTCATAAACTTCATTTACAAGTAACCGGAGATGGTTCCTATGCACAACATAAAGCACTAAACGAGTTATATGATGCACTACCTGATTTGATAGATACTATTGCTGAAGGATATCAAGGAGCTTGTGAGGTTCTCTTAGCATACCCTGATAAAGCACCAGCAACATTAATAGATGTAGATGGTGCAGTAGAATATATGAGGATATTGGCAATGCAAATAGATGAATTGCAAAAAGTAATGCCTCATAGTGAAGTTGTAAACAATCTTGATCTAATTAAAGATGAAATAAACTCTGCTAAATATAAACTATTATTTCTTAGCTAGTTGGAATATTAAAAAGAATATTGTATATTATATATGTGTGAAACACACAACTTTTATTTGTTAAACTTAAATTTATAAAAAATGGCTTATTTTAATCATGCTTTTTACAAAAGCTTTTTAGCAGTATCAGCTGATGCTGTTGATGGAACTAAGACTGCAGATTTAGCTGCAGGTCAATTAGCCTTGGTAGATGGAAGTGACTGGACTGCTCATGCGGTTGGTGCTTTTCCTGTACCTGGAATGGCTTATTTAGTACAAGGTTCTCTTCACTCAAGTGACACTATTGGTAATAATAAACACCACGGTGGTTATGCAGAATCTGTAAAATCAAAAGGAATTAACCCAAGATACTTGACAAGAGTATGGGAGTCTAGCTGTGTTGAGGCTACTCCTTCTGTTGCTTCTATTAAGGTTGGTCCTAAATGTCACCCATGTGGTAGCAATTTAATGCTTCGTTTGGATGTTAAAGGTGCTCCTGCTTTACGTTATTTAAATCACAATGCTTATGCAATTGGTGATTCTATTGGAGATGCAGCTGATGGTGATGTACCAGGATTGTGTTGTGTAGATGGTCAAGAATACCTTGATCCTGCAGTAGCACTTGCTAAAATGGGCAAAATGCTATTAGCAGATCCTATTGTTGCTCCTTTCATTAAGGAACCAACTGCAGGTGGTATTGAAGTATCTGTTGCAGGTGTTGCAACTGTTTACAGCATTGCTGATGTATTAGATGGTACTTATGTTGCTTCAACTGATCCAGTTACTGATGAAGTATCTGCTAAGATTTCATTTGAAGGTGCTTATGTGGATACTAAATTCGGTGACTGTACTTTTGATACACGTGATTACTACGGTAAAGAACCAATTCAATTGTATGCTTCATTGTTAAATGAAACTGGTGATCCTTGTAATGATTGTGGTGAAGCTGAAAGAACAGCTGGTACTACTAAGCAAACTCAAGGTGAGAGTGTATTGAGACAACTTTTATTGACTGAATCTTACGGTCAAGCTCCTTTCCACCAAGGTAATGCTGATGCATTCCGTATGCGTGAGATTGAAGGATCTGAAGAAGTTATCTCTGCTGTAGATCGTAGTGCTTTATACAAAGCTTACTATGTACAACACAGCATTCCACGTTTGAACAATGCTACAAGCGTATTTGATAATGATCAGTATGTTTATGAGATCTTTGTTAAATGTGATGATGATGCTGCACAAGGTCAAGTTGAAGTTTTATTGGATGCTCTAGTAGCAGCTGCTAATTCTTCTGGTAATCCAATTGTCAGAGAAGAATCAATTGATCAATAAGAAATATTGACTATGAATATAGAAGGTGAGGGAGCAATCTCTCACCTTTTTTATTTTACATTCTAATCTTTTTTTTGTATATTATCTATGTAGCAGATTGTATATACAATAATATAAATTATGGCCGATAAGCATATATTAAGTCTAGAAGTTCCCACAGTAGCAAATTGTGAGATACTAAATATAAAAGATACAAGTCAGTATTCTTCTAAATTAGATATTGATTGTGGAGAGCTATTGGTTACTCCTCCAGGATATAATGCGCCCGTTCTTTTAAAGGTGGATCCTAGTTTTGATATTAATCTGAACGGTTGTCTTCTTGGTACACAAACACAGAATTGTGGTACTATGAGAACTTCTTTAATGGATGGTATTTATGTTATAAAATACAGTGTAGCACCAGTTGACAAAGTTTATGTAGAGTATAATCATTTAAGAATTACAAATATACTTACACTATACTATGAGACTTTATGTCACATTGATATAAAAGATTGTGAACCTCATAGTGAAAGAAAAGATCTTATTGATGAAATGAAATATATAAGAACAGTAATTGATGGAGCGGTTGCAAAAGTAGAATATTGCAATAGTCCAAAAGAAGGTATGGCTTTGTATGATTATGCAAAGAAAAGACTTCAGAAAATTTCATGTAAAACTGTAGGGTGTTAAACAATTAATAAACCAATATTATGAATTGTAAAAAATGTAATAAAACATTTAGTTGTGGTTGTCAGAAAACAAAAGCATCAGATGGAGCAACTGTGCATAAAGCATGTAAATCTGAATATGAGGCAACTTTAAAAGTAGAGAATGCAAAATAATGGATACTGCTTTAATTAAACAGATAGAAACGGAAAGAAAATTTGCTACTGCTGTATATAAAAACTTTATGTCTTTAAGATATGGTATGGATCCGTGCTGTCTTGTAGACATGGAAGCAGCAGCAATTGATAAAAGTTTGTGTGATTGGGAAGATTTAAAGTCAAAATTTGAAATGGTTGATAAGACAAAAAATATACAAACATGTTCTACATCTTCTAACTCAGGTGCGCTTACATGGACAACGGCTGATATTGAAGGATTAATTAAAAGAATAGAAATTCTTGAAACTACATCTTTGGAAGATGAAAAAGATTTGAACTATGTTCATGATCAACCTACTCCATCATTTACATGGACAATAAATCACAATCTTAATAAGAAACCTTCAGTAAGATTAGAAGATCTTACAGGTGCAGATATTATAGGTGAGATTAATTACACAAATGATAATACAGTAACAATACAATTTGCAATTCCTGTTGCTGGAACTGCTTACTTAAATTAATAGCAACAAAAATTAAGCAATAAACAAAAAAAACAATTATGGCTCTTAAGTATTTGTCTCATTTAGAGACGTTAAACATTGACATGCAAGGGTACGAGTTACAGAATGCTGTAATACACACTCTTACCACTGCAACAAGACCTGCAAGTCCTACAGCAGGTCAGATTATTTACAACTCATCAACGGGTTCATTAGAAGTATTTGATGGATCAGCATGGGTTTCTGCTTCAGGTGATATTACTGCAGTAACTGTATCAAGTGGTGCTGGTCTTACTGGTAGTGCTTCTGGTACTTCAGGTGCAGTATCTGGTACTATTGCTCTTGATTATGCTGGATCAGACAACTTTATTTTAGCTGCTGGTGCGGGTTCAGGTGATGTTACAACTGCTATGCACATTGCAGTATCTGATGCATCAGATAACGTTAACTATTATGATGTACTTGCTTTACCATTTACAGATAACACTGGTACTGTAACTAGCGTTGCTGCTTCTGGTTCTGGTGGTGTAACTATTTCTGGTAGCCCTATTACTACTTCAGGTACTATTGCAATTGGTCTTTCTAATGTTCCTAACAGTTCATTGGCTAATGACTCAGTTGAAATTATTGCTGGTAAAGGTTTGCAGGATGGCGGTTCTGTAGCATTGGGTGCTAGTGTAACATTAAATGTTGATTACCTAGGTACAGATAACGTTGTTGTTGCTGCTACAGACTCAAGAGGTGTCCCTGTACAACCAGATTGGTCTTTGCTTGTTTCTAATAATGACTCAGGAAATGCAGAACGTTTTCTAATTGGTGATTTACCATTTAGCACTACTAGTGGTACAGTAACTTCTGTAGCTGTTGGTGGTAATGATGGTATTACTGTTTCAGGTTCTCCGATTACAAGTTCAGGTACTATTTCTTTAGGATTAGCTGATCTTAGCATTGCAAATGCTAAACTTGCAAATTCTCAAGTAACATTTGGTTCTACAACTGTAGGCTTGGGTGGTACTTCAACTTCTATTGCTGGTTTAACTGAATTAGATTTTGTTGCCGGTGATAGAGTTATTGGTGCTTCTATTGGTGCAAATAATTTAACTCTTGGTGCTGCAACTTCTACAGTTGTTATTCCTGGTGATTTGCGTGTTGATGGAACAACCACTCAAGTTAACTCTAATGAAGTTAATATTGGTGATGCAATTATTACATTGAATGCTGATGAAACTGGTGCTCCTTCTCAAAACGCAGGTTTTGAAGTAGAAAGAGGTACTTCTACAAATGTAAGTTTAGTTTGGGATGAAGCTGCTGATAGATGGGACTTTGGTGCTGCTTATGATGTACGTGCTAATGCATTTATTGGAAACTTAGAAGGTACTGCTGATGATGCTAGTAAATGGACTACAGCTAGAACTATTACTCTTGGTGGTGATGCTTCTGGTTCTGTATCTATTGATGGTTCTGCTAACGTAACTCTTACTGTAAGTGTTGATGGTGTTGCTGCAAACTCAGTTGCTCTTGGTACAGACACTACTGGTAACTACGTTGCTACTGCATCTGGTTCTAATGGTATTTCTGTAACTGGTTCAGGTTCTGAAACTGCAGCTATTACTATTTCTGGTGATAATGCTACTACTAGTGCAAAAGGTGTTGTTGAATTAGCAACTTCTAATGAAGCAATTACCGGTACTGATACTTCACGTGCTGTTACTCCTAAAGCTGCTAGTGACTTAGTTGCTGACAGACAAGCTGCAGTAAGAGTAAATGATGTTATACCTGCTGGTACTCCGATACATGGTGTTGCTCATGGCTTTGGTTCTACATTTGGTCTAAGCGTAGGTGCCGCTGCTCCTATTATTGTAAGTTACTTTGATACTGTAACTGGAGAGCAATTGATGATTGACACTGTTCAAGTAAGTATTGATCAAATAGAAGCAAGATTGGCTGGACCTCATGCTAATGACATCTTTGTTTCTATAATGTATGCAGGAGCATAATTTTAGAATAATTATTAGATTTGTATAAATCTGAATATTAAGACATGGCTATTAAATTTTTATCTGCTATAGACCACGGAGCATATCAGCTGCCAACAGCTGATGGCTCCAATGGTCAAGTATTGACAACTGACGGTAATGGAAATGTAACATTTCAAAGTGTTGCAGCTTCTTCTAATTATTATTTAAATGGAGCATCTTTTAATACAGGTAATGGTGTTTTAACCTTAACTGTATCCGGTGCTGCTGATCAGACTGTTGATCTTGATGGTAGATATGCTTTATCTAGCCATGTTCATGATTATGATAACTATGGTTCTTGGAATTTAAAAACAAATTCTGTTCAAAGAACAACTGTACAGTCTGGGGGAGACTTAAACCTGGTAGCAGGTTCTAATGTTTCCCTCAGCTACAGTGCTGGAGGTACGGTAACAATTTCCTCCACAGACACAAATACAGACACTAATGATATAGACTACATTAATGCTGCTTCATTTGATACTGGTAATGGTATTTTATCATTAACTGGTGTTGGTAGTGCGGGAGCATCTGTAGACTTAGACGGAAGATATTTACCTCTTTCTGGAGGTCTTATGTCTGGTCTTATTACATTTCAGACTGCAAGTACTAGCAATGGTTTTTACTGGAATGTAAACTCTGATCAAGCTGGTATTAACTTTAAGAATACTGGTGATGGAGATACAAACTCATATTTAAACTTCTTTACCAAAGATAATGGCAATGAATACTTTAAATTTAGTCATACACATTATCAGTCAGGAGGTAAGGATTTTATGGATATTAAAGATGGATCTGCAAGATTCAATGGTGATATTCGTGTAAATGCTACACAGAACGGAGATTTTGATGAAGGTACTAATTATTTATCAGGTGGTGATTTAGTATGGCATACTGGAGATTTTACTTCTACAAATGTATCTAACTGGAACACAGCATATTCTTGGGGAAATCACGCAAGTGCTGGTTATATTACAGATGGTAATACTGGTTGGAATAATACTTATGGTTTTATAACTGCGTCTTCTACAGATACACTAACTAATAAGTCTGGTAATATATCTCAGTGGACTAATGATGCTGGATACACAACAACAAGTGGTACTATAACAGGTGTTAGTACTGGTACGGGATTAGATGGTACTGCTTCAAGTGGTAGTGTTACAATTTCACTTGATTTATCTGAACTTACAGATATGACTGCAGCAGTTGATACAGGGGTGGATGAATTAATTCTTCTTGACAATGGTGCAGAACGCAGAAAAAGATTTGCTGAAATATTTGGTTCAGCTGCATATCAGAATACTTCTGCATTTGATCCAGCTGGTAGTGCAGCTAGTGCTTTAGCTGATGCAATAAATCATACAGATGACAGAATTGACAATGAAGTATTGCCTACGTTTAGTGGATATCTTACAACTTCTGGCAAGGCTGCGGATTCAAATTTACTTGATGGTCTTGATAGTAGTGCATTTTTAAGAAGTAATGCTAGTGATACATTTACAGGTGCTCTTACAATTAATGGATACATTAAAGGCAATGGTCAAGAATTAATTCTTAGTGCTGGTGAAAGTCATTCTTATGCTACGGGTCAGACTGGAGAGTATATTTATTTAAATGCAGAACAAGGTCTTGAAATTAATTCTGAAATAGGTAACTGGTCTGGCGGATGGGCTGCTAGAAAAACAGCATATCTAAGAGGTGATCAACTTACATTAGATGGTGAAACACTTTCTAAGACTAACATCCAAAACTTTAAGACTGCATACGGATGGGGTAACCATGCAAGTGCAGGATATTTAACATCTATTCCATCAACTTATGCAACTGACGCAGAACTTGGTGTAATAGAACAAGAGCTTAATGATAGAATTGATAACGAAGTTTTACCAACATTTGCTTCATATCAACCCGTTGGGAATTATTTTACAGATGGTGATACAGTAATAAATATGACCAATAATGATGGTTTTGTTTATGATGATAACATTAATAAAATGTATGTTAAACTTGACGGTACTAACCGTGAGATTTATCATACAGGAATTTTTACTGATAATTCTGCCAACTGGAATACTGCTTATGGATGGGGTAATCATGCATCAGCTGGATATATTACATCTCTTTCGGGATATGCTACAACAAGTTATGTAGATACTGCAGTATCAAATCTTGTTGATTCTGCTCCTGGAACATTAGATACACTTAATGAACTTGCCGCTGCTCTCGGTGATGATCCCAACTTTGCAACAACAATTTCCAATCAAATTGGTACTAAACTTGATGCAACTCATGATATGACATTAACCTTAAATGGTGATGTTTCAGGTGCTGCTACATTTACAGATATGGGTAATGCAACTCTTACAGTAGCAGTTGCAAATGATTCACATACACATGATGGTCGTTACTATACAGAGGCAGAAGTAAATAGCCTTCTTGCTGGTAAACTTAGCACAAGTGGTAAAGCTGCTGATTCAAACTTATTGGATGGTCTTGACTTAGGTGGGACAAGAGCAAATGTTGCAAATAAAGTTGTAAGAACAGATACAAATGGATATGCAAACTTTGGTTGGATTAACACAACATCTGGAAACACAACAAGTACGCTTACAGATATATATGTAAACACTAATGATGGATACATAAGAAAGACAACACCTGCTCATTTTAGAAGTCAGATTACTGATTCTCATTATGATGCAGCAGGATCTGCAGCAGAAGTAAATAATAGAATTGACACAGAAGTATTTGATGCTATTGCAACTGTAGATGGTAATATTCCTACAAACAACAACCAGCTAACCAATGGTGCAGGGTATATTACTGGAGTTCCTTCTTCATTTAGCACAAATACAATTAACATTGGTGCTAAAGTTACACTAACTGAATCTTCAGATAGATCTGATCTTTTATATATAAATAGTAGTACAAGTTCTTGGGGTGGTCTTCAAATAGGCAATACATCAAACGAGTTTATATTCTCTTTAATGGGAGATGGAACTACAGGTGGTATTTATGATGATCAAAATTCTGATTGGATCATTCAATGGACTGAAAATGCAGGTGTAAGATTATATCATAATGCAGGTCAAAAATTAACAACTACTTCTACGGGTATTACTATTTCAGGTGAAATTGTAACTACAGGTGGCAACTCTACAAACTGGAATACAGCATACGGGTGGGGCAACCACGCATCTGCTGGTTATTTAACTAGTGAAACTTATACTGCTCATGAAAATACTTCTAACCTTAGTGGTGCTTATGGTGGTAATAACAATGGTGTAGTAATAGAAGATATTACTGTTGACGCTAATGGTCATGTTACTGCAGTAGGTACTAGAGATTTAGATGGTAGATTTGATGCAGCGGGTAGTGCAGCTACAGCAGAAGCTAATGCTATTGCTTATGCAGATTCGCGCATTGAAGATGAAGTGCTTCCTGCTATCCCAACAAACAATAATCAATTAACCAATGGTGCCGGTTATGTAACTTCAAGCGGTAATACTATCATAGGTACAGATAGTGATATTAACACAAGTGGTTATACAATTATTGATAATTTGTATATGACTGATGGTGTTATAACATCACATGGCTCAAGAAGCTTAACTAACATATATGCAGAAGATACAAGAGCTGCTGAAAAAGCACCAAATGATTATCTTGATAACTCTTTATCTGTAGAGTTTACAGATGAATTTGCTAGTCTTGGATCTTGGTACAGTGGTATGACAGTAAAAGGTTGGAGTGATAATTATGCTGCTTGGCAATTAATTAGTAGTTCTAATACATCTACCAATAATGAATTGTACTTTAGAACTGGTGTTGGTACTTCTTGGAATAGTTTATATAGAGTATGGCATAGTGGAAACTTAGATGCATTTGTTGGTGCTAGTGTATCAAATGATACTATCACATTTACAAAAGCCAATGGTGGAACAGTGGCTGTTTCAACAAGTGATGCAAATACCAACTATTTCCTTAATGGTATTAGTAGAAGTGGTAATACACTAACATTTAGTGTTTCTGGAACAACTAATAGAAGTTATACATTTGGATCTGCAGCATGGGCTGCAACAAGTGCCTTTGATGCCGCAGGTGCTGCTGCTGCAGTTGATGCTCGCATTGATGAAGAAGTGTTACCAGCTATTCCTACTAACAATAACCAACTTACAAACGGAGCTGGATACATTACCGATTTACCAAATGCAGGAATTGGTGCAGGAACTTATGGTTCTACATCAAACTCAACTAAGATAGACACTATTACCGTAGATGCTAAAGGTAGAGTTACTGCCGTAGCAACTGGTGCAGGTGGAGATATAACAGCTGTAAGACTTGTTGCTGATGGAGGCTCTTATGTGCAAGATACAAGTGGTACTGCGGTTCTAACAATTGCAGGTGGTAGTGGTATAACTACTTCTGCAAGCGGAACAACAATTACTGTAACTAATGACGAGGCTGGTGCTGCTGATGCAGTTGATGCTCGTATTGATAATGAAGTTCTTCCTGCAATACCAACAAACAATAACCAACTTACCAATGGTGCTGGATATATAACATCTTATGTGAACACCACATACTCAGCTGATGGTAACTATGGTATGACTTTATCTGGTACTGCATTTAGACTTGAAAATGACCGTAGAAGAAACAGCAGTACTACTGATATTTATACAGGTAATACTCATGATTTTACATTCTATGATGCAAGTGTAGGTATTAGATGGTATACTGCTGGTGCTGAAGATATGCGTTTGCAAGATAACGGTACACTTCATGTAGATGGTGATGTTATTGCTTATTCTAGTACAATATCTGATCAAACCTTTAAAGATGATGTTGTTACTATAGATAATGCTATAGATAAGGTTAAAAAACTTAGAGGTGTTGAGTACACTTGGAATAGCGGATATAGAAAAGGCAAAAGAGATATTGGTCTTATTGCACAAGAAGTTGAAGAAGTATTACCGGAAATTGTACATGAGCATGAAATGCCTCTTATGGAAGATGCAGAAGCCGGTAAAACATATAAGACTGTTGACTATGAAAAAATGGTTGGCGTACTTATAGAAGCAATGAAAGAACAACAATCTCAAATAGATTCCTTAAAAGCTGAAGTAGAACTATTAAAGGGTAACTAATATGCCACTTCAAGGATCAGGTCAAATAAACATAAGTCAGATTAATGCAGAACTTGGATTATCAAATTCAAATTCAAGTTTAGCCGGTTTATCTGGTGCTGCAAATAACACAGATCCTTGTAACTTATCTAACTTACCTGGATCAAATGGTGCTCCTCATGCAATGTCAGAGTTTTATGCTTATGATCATAACTGTACATCAGGACCATCATTATTACAATGTAATATTGCAGGACCTTTTGGTTCACCTGATGAGGCTTGTGCAGTAGGTTTTGAATTTTGTGAAATAGAGCCTCTTACTGTTTTTACAGATGGAGAAAGTTGTTGTCCTGAATTTAATAATGCATATTACACAGATTCTAATGGAAATGGATTTGTAGAACCCGGTTGGTATTATGCATGTGAATGTTCAAGTCCATATGCATTCTTAATAGAAGATTCTGGTTTTATACTTGAAACTGTACCTTGCGGCTAATAATATTTTTTTATATATTTGATATCAAAGACAAAACATATATATTTGTATAAATTAATTAATTAAACGTCATGGCAAAAAAATCAACAAAAAAAGCATCAGCTGAAAAAAAGATTACTGCTGAAGAATTAGAACAATTGCAAGGTTTACAACAAGCTATTGGAAATGCTGTAAACAATCTTGCTAACATTGAAATTGCAAAATATGAATTATTGCAAGATCATGGTAAAATGAAAGCAGCAATGCAAGAATTTAGTTTGTCTCTACAAGAAAAATATGGAGAGGTAAATATTTCTCTTGCTGATGGTACAATTTCTGAAGTTGAAAAAACTGAAGAGCCAAAGCTAAAAGCTGTTACTGAATAATCTTTAGTACAAGCTTTTCATAAATCCTATTTTGTAACTTAATAGTAATTAAACTTCTTGTTTGATTACAAAAACTTTTGTATATTATAGTGTATACTAGTAAGTTTTATTAGTTATAAAATAGGATTTTTATGTTACCAATAAATAATGGGGATACATCACCCTGCTCTCACATATCATCAAATTGCGTTTTATGGCAAGGTCCAGATATTCCTTGTATTGGATTATGTCATGGTGATACTGTAAGTGATGTAATTGCAAAGCTTGCAGAACAACTATGTGATTTAATAGATGGTGCTACTTCTTCTGAACCTAATCTTTCTGGTTTAGATTTATTATGTGTTCTTCCTGAAGGACAGACAGCCCCAGATACAGTTGCTGATACAATGCAACTTATAATTGATCATGTATGTAATATACAAGGTGGTGTTGAATATTCTTTACCTATTATATCTTTACCTGCTTGCTTGCGTTATACTCCTGAAGGTAGAACTGATCAAGTAAATCAACTTCCTTTAGATGAATATGCAGAGTTATTAGCTACAAAAATTTGTGATATATTATCTAGCATAGAACTTATTAATGCTACAATATTAAATCATGAAACAAGAATTGTAGCACTAGAAGACTGTGTACTACCATGTACAGACTCTGTTGATGAAGTAGATGTTGTATCTTCTTGTATTATACCAGGAACGGTTGCTCATTCAGCACTAACATTAGCTTTAGAAACAAGATTTTGTTCTTTGGAAGATGCGGTTGGACAGCCGGCTTTAATAGCAAATGCAATAAATGTAGCAGGATGTATAACAGGATCTACAACAACTTTAAGCGGAACTAGCACATATGGTTCATTATCAGGTTGGGTAAATAACCCAAATACATTAGCCCAATCAGTACAAAATGCTTGGGTTGTTTTATGTGATATGTATTCTGCAATAGAAGATATTCAAACTAATTGTTGTCCTGGAGCTTGTGACTCAGTTGTATTTGCATATACGGCAGAAGTTCAAAGATCAAGTACTTCAGGAATTCCTACATCATTAAATATTTTATTTAATGGTACTAATATACCATCTGGTAATTTTGAAGATTGTGGTGGTAGTACAACAATAACTGTTACTGATTCAAATGGTACTGTAGTAACACAACAAGTTAGTGTGGTTGCTTTAGCTGGATCTACAACTCCAACAAATATATCTTTATCAGGTCTTGATGTTTATGATGACTTAACAGTAGATGTTGATTTCTGTATTTCAGATGAAAGCAATACGTGTAGTGAAACAGATTCAAAAATAATTTCATTAAATACACCTTGTCCAACTGATATACAAGCATCTGAAATTACTGAAGAAGGTTTAACAGTAACCTTTACTAACTATTTAGGTACTACAGCTAGTTATATTATTCAAATAATTAATACTGCAACAGGATTAGCAGAAGCTACAGCTACTGTTACATCTCCCCCTGTATCTGTGACACAAGCAATAACAGGCTTACAAGCAAACACAGCCTACCAAATTAAAGTAACAACTCAGATAAATGGTAATCAATCAGTTTGTTCAACAGTTGCTTTTTCAACAATAGAAGATACAGTTAGTTGTGATGAAGGTATAGATCTAGTAGTTATTATGGATTATACAGGTAGTATGAGTAATGATATTACTGATGCTAAGACTGGAGCTGCTGGTCTTGTTACAACCTTGGCTACAGCGTCAGGAACAAATGATTATAGAATGGCTCTTGTACTTGCGGATGAATATGCAAATTCTGGACAACCATATTATGCAACAAATACAGAATATACAACACTACCTAGTGCGCAAAAATATGCAAATACTACAGGTACGCCAAATTCTGATATATACATAACAGCAATGGAAGTGTTCGGTACTAATAACGGAACAACATTTACAACTCAATTAAATAAAATTGATAATACAATGCCGTTAGGATATGGTCTAGACTCACCTGAGCCTTTAGATAGAGCTTTAGATTTAGTAATAAATGATGATTTTGTTGGTGCATTTAGAAATAATGTTGCTAAATATGCGGTAATTATCACAGATGCTTTACCAAGTGGTTTAGATGATATCTATAATGATTCTGGTGAAAATGATGATGTATTTATTAGTACTTTAGAAACAACTTGTATTGCAGAGGGTATTAAAGTAATTGTGTTAGGAACAGGTGCAGGAAATCAAGTATGGCAAGATCTTGCAACTAACACTGGTGGTTCTTATGATACTTCATTTGATGCATCTTCTATTTCTTCTGCAATAGTTAACTTATGTGGTGGTTCTACTCCAGCTCCTTAAAAAATAAATTATGGCTTGTAAATGTAATAAATGTAATTCAAATCCTTGCGGATGTAAAGATCATGGTTTAACTACACCTTGTGCTTATACAGAGTGCGGGGTTGGTAATGAACGTTGTGATGATATTCAATGTACAGAGTGTGTTTCATATTGTGGATCTACATTTAGAATTGAAACTTCTTCTGGTATACTAAAAGTTGAATCAGGAGAAAGATTAGATCAAATCTTACAAAAGTTTGCTTTAATGATTGCAAATGGTATTGATGTGTGTACTGCCGATAATGTACATCATGCTCCGTATAATCTTTATGCAGATAAAATTACAAGTACAACTGTAGATATAGTATGGGATGGTATTTCATCATTAAGTGAAAGCTTTAGTGTTTACTATGATACAGTAGATGCACCATCTGGATGGACTCAAGCTAATACTAATGCATTAGCTACTGCAGTTAATACATATACTGTAGAAGAGTTAGATCCAGAAACAGAATATAAAATAAAAGTAGTATCAACATTTGGATCTAATACATGTGATTCAGTTGAAATTTTAGTTACTACTTTAGAAGCATAACAACAAGAAGTGGTGGTTTGTTGGTTTTCTACTACTAACGTTGGAGAAGGTCCCTACGGGGGCCTTCTTTTTTATTTAAAAAATTTTATTAAATTTGGTAAACCTTTAATTTTTTATTATGGCTAATCTTAAACAAAGAGTGGCAGAATCTTTAAAATGGAAAAAGAACCCGTCATATTGTTCTGCAAAACTTGGTATATCTGAAAAAGAGTACTTAAACATCAAACAACAAATTCTTGGAGAAAGAAAAAAAGAAAGAAAGAAACGCAAGTTTTTTAATATTGCATCAAAGAGTGCAGAAATAGCAGAAGCCATTGATCTTGACAAAGGAGAAGGTAAAATATCTGGAACATTTGATCATGAACCAAAATCAGCAGAAGAAATTATAGATTTATTAAAAATTGACACTTCTGTTTGGAAACTCTCTCAATATTGGAATAAGCAAATGGGAGATCATTGGAGAGTGTCTGCTTTAGTTAGTAGAATTAAAAATTCTGAAGAACAATATCTAAAAGATCTTATAGATAATTGGACACCCAAAAAATTTAAAGTACAAAAAGCTGATACAAAACTTCTTAAAAAAGATAAACAAGAAGTTTGTGGTATAATGTCATTACAAGATATTCATTTTGGTAAAGAAGGAAATGAAACAATTGACAAAGACTTTGAAGATACATTAAAAAACTTATTACCTAGAGCTAGTTCTGCTCATTATATAGAGACATTGTATTTTGTTGTAGGAGGTGATTTAATCAACATGGATACCTTTAATGGTACCACAACAAGCGGAACCGTATTAGATAACTGTAGCACAGCTACAGAAGCTTATATGCAAGCCTTTGATGCCATGCACTGGGGTATAAACTACATTAAGCAATTCTGTAACAAACTTGTTGTAGTATATATTCCAGGTAATCATGATAGATTATCATCATTTCATTTAGCTCATGCTTTATCTAAGTCTATAGAAGACAATAACATTAGTTGGGATATTGAATACGCAGAAAGAAAAGTACATGTTTGGGGTCAAAACTTTAATGCTTTTGAACATGGTGACGTTCCTGCTAAAAATACACCATTAGTATACGCAACAGAATATCCTTTGCTTTGGGGTACAACAAGAAATAGAACTCTCTTTACTGGTCATTTTCACGGTAACAAAAAAGTTGAATATATAACTACATCTGAAAACACTGGGTTTATTCACAAGACATTACCAAGTCTTTGTAAAACTGATTATTACCATTATCACAACAAGTATGTTGGTAATAGAAGATCTGGTAAAATAGAACTACAAGATTCTGAAATGGGTAATATATGTGAATTAACTTATCAAGCAAGATAAAGAACAGCAACTTAAACTTTTATAAGTGCTGTTTTTTTTGTAAATTAATAATGTAAACTATGATTAGTAATTTCAAAAAGCCTGATCTAAAAGCTCCTAGATATAGGAGAAAAACATTAGGCTTACTGAATAAAGAAACATTTAAGGAATTTAAAGACAAGAGACCATTATACTCACATATAGATAATAATAAACTAAAAGAGATTATAAAACTATATAACAAAGCATTATGGGAAGGAGTCATAAAACATAGAGACGGTGTAGAGTTACCAGACTCATTAGGTTATTTGTTTATAGGAACATGCCCTCCAGCAAAGAATGTAAACATAGATTATTCTAAATCCAATGAATATGGTAAAGTACTAAGAAATAAAAATTGGGATACGGACGGTAATATAGGTAAGATTTTTTATACAAACTGGTCAACTAAATACAGATTTAAAAGTAGAGAGCTTTGGTCATTTGTAGCATGTAGAGATTTTAAAAGAACTGTTGCCAAAGAATATCCTCAAAACTGGACAAAATATATTAAGATGCAGAACAAAATGAAAGTTTCTCATCTATATGATCCTAACTTAGAAAACACAAACAAAACACTAAAGGACTATGATGAATTTGAAACATAAACATCATGACAACAATAGGATCAGTAATATCAAGAATCAGGGGTCAAGTAAAAGCAGAGGTTCAAGATGCTTTTGTAACTGATAGATACGTATATAGTTTGATTCAGAAGTTTGCTCAACTCCTTATTAGGAGACAAGATAATGCAAACAAACTGATGAAGTTTAATGCTATATGGAAGACACTACCTTTCATAGAGCTTATTGAAGTGGACAAAGTAGAAGCTGAGTGTACCGGAATAAAATCAGGTTGTACTATTAAAAGATCTAAAAATAAACTTCCAAATATGATGGAAGGTTACTGGGGTCCACTAATCAGAACAGTAAGCTCAATAGATGGCTCTAGAGAGCTTAAAGCAACTCATCCGGGTACTTACACATCACTTACTAAAACAACATCATTTAGATACAATAATCAAAAGTACTTCTGGTACTTGAATGGTTATTTATATTTTCCTGATTTGGAATGGGATGCAGTAAAATTAGAAGGTGTATTTGATGATGATATATCTGATTGGTTGTGTGAAAGCAAAGACCAATGTACACCAAGACACGAGCAAGATATTAATATTCCTGAATCTTTATTTGCTGAAATAGAACAACAAGTATTAGGTATTATGCTTAACACTGTGAGAATACCACCAGAAGATTCTGATAATAAAATAAATGTACATAGATAATGGCTGTTTCACATAAATATAGAACGTTTGATAGTTTAATGGAAGATGTTTCCATTGATTTTTCTAGTTATGCTTTAGATGGTATGATTGATCCAGCTCAGCTTATTAAAGTAGCCACTAGAGTAAACTATGATTTAGGATTGAGAATACACAGAACCAAACAAGTGGTTCTAGATATAGAACATAACAAAGCTAGACTGCCACATGATTTTGCATACTTAAATTATGCATTTATTTGTGGAGATTACACAATAGAACAAAAAATGCCTTCAGGTACACATGTAGAAGATGTATCTGTAGATTATGTTCCAGATCCTGGAATGACAGGTCCTTGTGATGATCCAAAGTGTAATGATGTATGTGTTCTTACTAATTGTGGTGGAGATGTGGAATACAAACTTGTACATAAAACTGGATCTTCTGAATACAGAAGTTACACAGCTTTTGCTCCTTTACGCATATCTACGGTAAATGATCAAACCTGTGACTGTCCAAATATTAATGTTAGATCATCTATGATTGCAGAAATCAAAGATGGATTTATAAAAACCAACTTTAAAACTGGTAAAGTATATATAAATTATCAAGGTGCAATGGAAGACAATGATGGTAATTTACTTGTACTTGATCATCCTTATTGTAATGAATATTATGAGTATGCTCTAAAACAAAGAATTTTAGAGAACATGATATTTGCTGGAGAAAATGTTGCAAATCAACTTGGACTAATAGAGCAAAGATTAAGAGCATCTAGAAATAATGCTTTATCCTTTGTAAATACTCCAGACTTTGAAGAATTAAGAAAGATGTGGGAAGTGAATAGAAGAGCACAATATCACAACTATTACAATATGTTTAAAAGTAGATCTACATTAAGATAATAAAATGGCAAAGAAAAGAAGATCTCAATCATCAGCCCGTGGAAACACTCAACCTACAATGCAAAATACATCTTCAACAGATGTAAGAACATTTTTAAAAGGTTTGGTAAAAGATACTAATGCTTCTTTTCAAGCAAAAGATACATGGTCACATGCGCGTAATGCTATAAACAATTCTGTAGATGGTGATCTTGCCGTTATTGGAAATGAACCAGGAAATATACTTTGTGCACAAGCTCCCTATTCTATTATAGGAGCAATACACACTTATGCTGATCAATGGGTTATTTATTCCACTGATGATATAAATTCAGAAATAGGATTATTTGATGATAGCAAATGTGAATATACAACTCTTGTAAATGATCCTTGTTTAGGATTTAACAAACTACATCTTATTACAGGTGCGGCAAAAGAAAATTTTGATTGTACTTGGCAAGTATATTGGGATGATGGAAACAATCCATCAAGAACAATGAATATCAATGATATTCCTTGGAAAAAAATAGTTGTATCTAATCCTGGAGATGATTGTTTAATATACGAAGACACAGATGAATTAGATTGTGAAGAAATTAGACTTGCTCCTTTGCTAGATACTCCATGTGTAGAAATCACAAAATCTGTTAGTGGTGGACAATTAAGAAATGGATCTTATCAAGCGTTTATTGCCTATGTTGTAAATGAACAAAGAGTAACTGATTATATTGGGGTTTCTAATATTCAATCTTTATTTGATCATTCAGGTACATCAGGTTCTATAACTTTATCAATTACTAATCTTGATAAAGATTTTGAATTTTATGAATTGGTTATTTTATCAAATAATCAAGAGCAACAGGTTGCTAAAAAAATAGGAATTTATAGTACAGAGCAATCAAGGATTGAAATTGATTATATAGATCAATCTTTGGTTACTGTTCCTTTGCAAATGATACCATTAAGAACACCAGCTTATGAGAAATCAGAAGCCATGTATGTTGTTAATGATTACTTAATTAGACAAGGTCCTATTGAACAATTTGATTTTAATTACCAACCATTGGCAAATCAAATTAAATCAAAATGGGTTGTTGCTGAGTATGATGCTAATTATTATTACAACGGTGGTAATAAAACTGGATTTATGCGTGATGAGCAATATGCTTTTTTTATACGTTGGATATATAATACAGGTGAAAGATCAAGCTCATATCATATACCAGGAAGAGCACCTAAGAGAAATGGTTTAAATCAATTTGGTCAAGTTCTAGATGAGTTGGGAGCTAATTTTACTGATAATGCACTTACACCGGATGAACAAAATTTCCAAGTGTATAATACAGCAACCAAAGATCCTGGCACATTCAATATACCAACTGGAGATGGTGGAACTATTATAGCTAAAGGTGATATGGCTTATTGGCAATCTACAGAAAAATATCCAGCAACAAAACCTGAAATTTGGGATGATCTTTGTGGTAAATACATTAGGCATCATAAAATGCCAACAGAGGAAATTACATCTGATTTAGAATTGTATAATTCAACAGAACAAAAAATCAGAATACTTGGTGTAGAATTTTATAATATAAAACCACCAGTTGATAATGATGGTAATGTGCTTGCAAATATTGTAGGATATGAAATTTTAAGAGGTTCTAGAGAAGGTCATAGATCTATTCTTGCAAAAGGTATATTTAGAAATATGAGAGAGTATACCATCCCAGAAGGTGGACAAACTCTTGGTAATGATAAAGGTTTATACCCTAACTATCCTTATAATGATTTAAGACCTGATATTTATTTCCATGATGGTGAAGCTAATGATCAACATAGAACCGATGGTTGTGATACATTTACAGAATCTAAAAATAACTATTCACCATTAGAAGGTTATAAAAAAGATTATTTTACATTTCACTCTCCAGAGTTAATGTTTAGAAGACCTTTTTTGAATGCATATGAAACTAGAATATATGGTGAACTAGCTGGTGAGTCAATTGGTCATTTTATTAAATCTGAAAATCATCCACAAAATAAATTACTTAGAAATGGTGCTGCAGTATTAGCTGGTATTGTTGGTGTTGGTTATGCAATAAAACAAGTACAAGGTGTACCACAAAAAGTATATAAAGGTATTGGTTATAATAATCCATTATTTGATCCGTGGGCTGGACCAGCCGGTGCTTCTTTATCATCTTTAGGTGGAGCAGTATATATTGCTAATGGTACATTAATAGCTGGTGGAGCTGCTATTGGTGGTTTGGTAGATGCACTTATTGACGGACTAATAGATACAGCAACAGATATTGGTGATATATATACAGGTGGTGTGTTAAGTGGTGTTCTAGATACTTTAGAAAATGCAGCAAGCCCTCTTAAAATTGCAACAAGACCGGGTGCATTTGGTGGAGGAGCTGATAATGTTATAACAAAAGAAAGTTCTGATGCTAATTTGCCGTCTTTGATTAGAGTTGCTCTTGGTGCTGTTATAGCTCAAAAAAATATTGCTATTGGTGCACAAGAGGTTATAGATTTAATGTATAATTTGACAAAAGTAGAAGACTTTGCTTTTAAACATAACTCACATGGTTTTTATAATGATTTTATAAAAAGATTATCATCTCAATTATACAGAACAAAAAATCTTAATTCCAACTATATAAGTAGTGGTTTTCAAGAATTTGAAAATCATAAAATTAATAACTTATTTAGACCTATGACTGTAGCTATTGCTACAGAAGAAGAATTAGATAATCCCATAACTTTAGATAATTCAAGATATGTTATTGGTGGTGATGCTACTAGTGATTTTTTAAATAGATATTTAGAAAATCCAGATGAAGAAAGAACAACAAATATATCTTGTTTATATGGCGCATTAAAATTTGAATTTGAAAATCAATATGGTCAACTTGATGGTATTAAACAAATTCAAATGAGAGGTTGTATAGAGTTAGTTGATATACAAAACAGTACGCAAACATTTGAAACTAAAGCTTTATTTGCTGGTGATACTTATGTCAATAGGTATACTGAAAAGACAATAATGCCAATATTTGCTGATTTTTTAAATGGACAACCTGATGAATTTACATATGATTACTTGCAACGCGTAAATATCCCATATCCAAGATTTTGGATGGATACAAGAAAGTTTGATACAACTGCATTGGCCACTGAAATCATAACACTTGGTCTTGCAAATACAGAAAACACAGCTTTACCAAATGATTTATTTTATCTAGATAGAGGAGCTTCAAGCTGCGGGGATAGACTAAAGGATATGTTTAATGGCAATGATCCTAATCCGGCATTTGCAATGAGATATGCTTATATGTATACTCATTGTAATGGTGTACAAGATTTTTATGTAGAATCAGAATATAATACAGCTCAAAGAGATTGGGATGATGTGGATTCTAAAAGACATTATGATTATATAGAATTTGCAGAAGTTGATAGTTTATTCCATGCCGATATTATTAAGGATGGTAACTTTTATAAGTATGATCTGTCACTAAGTGTATCTAAATTTGCAACACAAGTTACTTCTTTTGGTAATATTCAACCAAGAGATTATGATCCTTTGATTGCAGAGAATTGTTATATAGAGTATCCAAAGAGATTATTATATTCATTAAGAGCTCAAGAAGAAGCTAAAAAAGATTTCTGGAGGGTCTTCCTACCTAATAATTATAAAGACTTTAAAAATAAAGTAACTGTAATAAAACCAATTAATAAAAGCGGTGCATTGGTGCTTTTCCCTTATCAGTCACCACAAATGTTCCAAGGGTTGGATCAATTACAAACTGATCTTGGTACTAAGCTTACAGTTGGTGATGGTGGTTTATTTAATCAACCATTCCAAAACATTGTTAACTCTGACTTATCTAATGAGTATGGTTCATCAGAAAGCGCAAGAGCTATAATAAACACACCTTCTGGATTATTCTTTATATCTCAAGCTCAAGGTAAGATATTCCATTATACAGGTAAACTAGAGAATATAGCTAATAAAGGAATGAAACAGTGGTTTAATAAGTATTTACCATCTGTTCTTATACGTCAATATCCTGAGCTTGAACAAAGCAAGCTTTCTGATAATCCTGTTATTGGTATAGGTTGTCAAGCAATCTATGATCCTAACTTTGATATTGTTTACTTTACTAAAAAAGACTTTAGAGTAAAAGAAGAAATCAAAGATAAAGTAATATTTGATTCTGATAGATTTTTATACAAACATACTGAAGTTCATAGAGGTGTTGAAATAGAAATTGGTGATCCTTTGTATTTTGAAAACGCTTCTTGGACAGTATCATATGATCCTAAAATACAGGCGTGGATTTCATTCCATGATTGGCATCCTGAATTAATGCTACCAAGTATTAATCACTTTTTTACCACTAAATCAAATAATGATCCAGCTGCTAGAAATATAGGTAGTATTTGGAGACATAATGGAAGATGTGATTTATATGCTAATTATTATGGTGTTGATTATCCTTGGGAAATAGAAATTACAGAAAACACTGGGGCTAATGTAATGACTTTAAGAAGCATTGAATATCAACTTGAATCTTATGTATACAAGGGTAATTTAATAAACGGATGCGCTGATGATAGATGGCATGATCTTGATTATAATTTTGATGAGTCTATAATTTATAATTCTGAACAAGTGTCTGGATTATTAAGATTAGAACTTCATCCAAAAGAAGATCCATATGCAATGATTCAATATCCTATTGTAAGTCCAAATGATATAAGAATATTATACTCTAAAGAAGAACAAAAATATAGATTTAATCAGTTCTATGATATTACAGATGATAGAGGTGAATTTAGTTCTATTCAACGTAATATTTTTATTACTCAATTGAATGGTTATATTAGAGACTTAAATAGTGCTAATTTGAATTATAATAAAGAAGAAATTCAACATAAGAAATTTAGACATTATTATAATAAAGTTTTGTTTAGAAAAAATGTTTCTGGTGATAGAAAAATGCTAATGAAACTTGCAGCCACCAAGTTAAATTTATCCTTTAGATAATGAAAAAGAAGTTTGAACATAAAGAAAGTAAAGGGTTACCTGGTGGACCTAATGAAATGTTTACTTATGTAACAAGTGTATTTGATATATATCAAGCACCATCTAATATAGAAGGAGAAGGTATGTTTGCTGGAAAACCTTTTAAGAAAGGTGATCTTATAGGATTAGCACATAGCAATGGTCAACCAACATCTCAACTTGGTAGAATGCATAATCATGATGAGAACTCTCCAACCATGATTAGCAAGAAAAGTGGTAATGATAGATTTGTATTTGCAGCTAAAGACTTACAACCAGGAGATGAACTTACTACTAACTATAGAATGCAACCTGAGTTAGAGCAACCAGAGGATTTTCAATATGGTGGTAGCGTTATGGCACCACCTAGAAAAGGTGTTAGAAAGAATTCTGATGGCAGTGAGTCAACACATCTTATGGCTACTGAGACTTTAGATGGGAAGAACTGGTTTTCATTTCCAACATTATTTCAAGATCCAGACGGTACTTGGATTGATATGTCCAATAAACCTTGGCAAGAAGCATATGAAGAAGCCAAGAAAAGAGGTGAAGTTATAGACTTTGGTACAGATAAAGAAGCAGCAATTAAGTTTGGAGAAGGTTCTTGGAAACTACCATCTTATCAAGATAAAGGTGAAGTTGTACTAGATCCTAGAAGAACTATTGAACAAGACAATACACGTGTAAAACAGGTTATTGTACCTCAAGAATTTAGACAACCATCTAGACCTGCTCAACCTCAAGCAACCATAAGTCAATATAATCCACCATCAACTTTTGAATATTTATTGAATAAAGCAGCTAATCCAATGACCACATTAGGATATGCTGTTAGAGGTCAAGATATACCTGATAGAGTGTCTGATAAAGATAACGTCTATGACATGGCTGCTGATATTATTAATCCAGCGGCATGGTTAGATTATGGTATTAAAGCTGTAGATGATTTATCTGAAGGTGATTTTGTAGGTGCTGGTTTAAACACACTTGGTGCTATTCCGGCTGTTCCTGCAACTGTTGCTAATGCAAAAAATGTAACTAAAGTAGTTAATAAAATACCAGGTAGAGTTAATCCTAGATACTTTAAACCTAACGAAGATTTATGGTATAGACAGGTGGGTAAATCAGCTATAGATGATATTGCAGAATCTAAAGTAATTAGAGAACGTGGTGAAGATATATTAAAGTCTCAAGAAATATATGATGATAGAGTTTTAAGAATGCAAGGAATTGATCCTAGTACTGGAAAACCTTTTGATAATTATCAAACTGCTTTTGAACAAAGAATTCTGGCAGCTAGACGTCCTAAATCACCTTATTTTCAAAAAGGTGAATTGTATTGGGGATGGAATAGAAAACCAGGAAAAGGTAAGCCTGGTAGAGGAGGAGATGCAGATAGTGAATATCTCATAGAAAGTATGTTAGCTGATGATGCTTTTCATCCGGCTCATGTAAAGGGAATGTATCCTGATAATCCTGATAAATGGGTTGGTGATATTGGTATATTAAAGCCAAGACCAGAGTTTAGAGATCCTGCGAATTTTAACCTTTATCAGAGAAACTGGTGGTCTGGTTATAAACCAGTTAAACAAAATGGTGGTCAACTACCTAAAGCACAAGAAGGCAATGGTGAAGTACCATTAAACCGTGGTGAAATATTTAACATTCCCAGAACTGTTAGATATGAAAATGGTAAGATGGTTCTTCAAGATAAACCTATTTGGGATGGTATGCTTGATGAAGTTACTATTACTCCTACTACTGCATCTGAATATGCTTGGCAAGAAAACAGAGCTAATCAATCTACAGGTGGCTTAGAACCTGTGTATCCTATATTTGATTTAATGAGCTCAGGTTTAAGAGCACCTCTTACTAAAGGTGCTAAGGCTGTGCAGGGTGCTTTAACTTCTGAAAACACTTTAAGGGCTTTAGCAAGATCACCCTATGTTCCTAAAGTTACAAAGCCAGGTTTAATAAAAAATTATAAATCTAAATTTCCAAATGTAGATTTGCGTGGTACAGGTACTGGTAATTACAGCAAACTTGGTGTTAATGAATTAGGATTAGGTGTAGATGATTTTGGACCTCTTACTAATTATGAGCGTAGTGCTATTTCTCAAGTAAATCAAACTCAACCAGCTGATGAAGTCTTTAATACATTTGTTCAAAGATATGCAGACTTCAATACTGATGATGCTTTATCAAATCAGCTGGCAGATTTTTCAAGACGTAACCCCAGAACTAAGTTTGAAATAAATCTTGGTAGAGATGTTACACCTTCTAAAAGAATGCAAGAAATATTTGATGATCCTGAATTAAATGTTCATAATGTTTTTAGCCATAAATCTTCAGGTCCTATGAATCCTATAAATGAATGGGGGAACGAGGGCAGGCTTTTTTATGATTCATCAGCTCGTAATGCTGCTGGGGAGTTTGAAAAAAATTTAAGAAGCTATGGTGAACAAGGTTTTTATGCTGCTAATGTTCCTATGGGAAAACCTGTAAAACAGGCGTTAACTTATAATAAAGACGGTAGAGTATTTGATTATGTAACAGAAACATTACCTGTTTCAGATTTTGTAGTAAATAAAGGTTTAATGAATCCTGATGTCATAGGGAATTTTTCTCGCTATAGAGGAGCTGGTGATATGGCAAATCAACATAACTTTTTATTAGGTATTACTAATAGTCCATCTGTTATTGTATCTGGTAATAAAGGTTTTGCTGGACTAAAAGGGGGTAATAAACTTAGAGAAAAAATAGGAGGATTAATTACTCCTGAAGGGGGTAAGGCCGTTCCTTCTTACAATAACCAAGTTGTTCCTTTATTAAAGCAGGAGTTTAATTTGTCTAAACCATTTGAAGGAACGTTTATAAAATCACCTAGTGTTTTAGAAACTTATTATAACAGTGCAGGTCAAGCGTCACCATATACTAATTTTCCTGGTATATTAGATATTGATGATCTGTTTACAACTGGAAAATCAAACTTAGCAAAAGGAGGACAGTTACCTAAAGCACAAGATGGTAATGGTGAAGCACCATTAAGCCGTGATGAAATATTTAATATTCCTAGGACAATGGGATATGAAAATGGTAAGATGGTTCTTCAAGATAAACCTATTTGGGATGGTATGCTTGATGAAGTTACTGTTACACCTTATACGCAAAGTCATATTTTATCTGATTATATGATGAATAATAAAGCTACAGGTGGACTACAACCAGTTTATCCTATTTTTGATATAATGACTTTAGGTTTAAAAGCTCCTGCAACAGCTGGCGTTAAAGCTATACAAGCAGGTATTAAAAATGCTCCTCTTAAGAAAACTGTTGATATAGGAAATAAGTATGTAAGCCCTTTTAGTTATAAGAGACTTTATCAATTTAATCCTCTTGCTAATCAGCGTCCTCCATTTACCACAGTAGCTAGAACTCAAATGCCTGGGCAAACAGGAAAACTAGTTATGGGTCAATACTATGATGACTTAGCAAATCAAGGAAAAAAGTTAAACTGGAGGCAAAACTTAGATAGGAATTCTTCCAGAAGATTTGGATGGGGGAGAGGGTTTTCATCTGATCCTAATGACATAATGAACTATAGTCATCCTTCATTTACTGCTTACAGAGGCTATGACTCTAATGTAATAAATCCTGAATTACTAATTCAAAGATTTCCTACTAGTTATTTAGATGAGTTTATGGTTGGTAATTTAAGTTCTAATGCACAAAAGGCTTATGGTTCTGGTAAAAGGTTTGAAGAATTTATATTACCTATAGACGATGTTTTAAGTGCAAAATCAAAACCATTATCACGTGAAGCATATAATGAAATAAAAAATATACGTAATGCTGAAAATACACCACACTGGTGGAAAGGTTTTCAAGAAGTTAAAGCTTTAGGAGGATCACTACCTAAAGCACAGAAAGGAAATGGTGAAATACATACTGTAGCATCAGGTGAAACTTTCTTTGGTATAGCTAATAAATATAAATTAGATAAACAAGATCTTATAGATGCTAACCCTGGTCTTAATATAGAAAGCATAAAGGCTGGTCAAACAATTAATCTACCGGTTATAGAAAAAATGGAAGCTGTTAACATATCGGCAGCAGATTCTAAGAGAGAACCTACTTCTTGGACTGATTACATTAATCCTTACAATTGGGGTGTTACTGATAGAGATGATGATGGTACTTTTAACCAAGCTTTTAGAGCAGCTCGCAATGCAAGTGAGGATGAGTTTATGTGGTATGGTACAAGATATAATACAAATCTAAAACCAACGCCAGATAAATTAGAAGTTGAAGAAGTTTCTAATGAGGTTGAAGCAGTTAAAGAAACAGGACCCTTTGAGAATTACTCAGTTACTCCTGAGTTACTTTATAAGCAAGCATTTGTAGAATCAACTTTAGATCCTAAAGCTAAAAATGATTTGGGCTATATGGGCTTAGGTCAAATAGGTGATAAATTAATTGCAGATTATAAAAAAGCAAATAAAATTGATGCTGTAGATCCTTATGATGCAAAGCAAAATCATGATGTTCAAGACTGGTCTATGAATGAATTATACAATGCCACTTTTATAGATAAACCAGGTAGTACAAATGAAAATAGATTGCTTAAAGCTTTAGCATCATATAACTGGGGTAGAGGTAAGGTCAAAGACTTATTAGAAGAACAAAAAGCCAAAGGTGTTGACATATACACAGACACTAGCTGGACTAGTGAGTTACCAAAAGAAACAAGAGAATACATAGATATGATTCTCTATGATGGAGCAACAGAAAAAAGACCATTAGTTCAAGAAAACTTTAAGAATGCACTTGTAGATAGTACTTATAAAGACATAAGAGATTTATACATATATAAATCAGGAGGAGAAAAAAATCAATTTCAAATCTATAAAGATTATGTAGAAGGTGTATATGATGGAACTGAAATGGAAAAAGCTGCAGAAAAGATATATGATAAGCTAAATAGAGTTTATTATAAAGAAGCTAAAAAACAAGGAATGAGAGTGCCTAACTATATAATGACTAATGTAATCAAACAGATTGATAATTAGGGATTCTGCTTAATAATTTGTATATTAATATTGTATTATGGAGGAAAATATATTAAATAATATAGATATGACACAAGGTGTTACACCAGAGGGTGCTCAGGTGAATAATGCACCTATGGCTGATCTAACAGATATTATTAAAACTCGTTTCCAGAATGGAGAGCCAGCATTAGATATTCTTGTTGATTTAATAATGCAAGGAATAGAACCTAACCAAATGGGTATGGCCTTTGAAGAAATTGGTTTTGATCCTGCTTCATATACACAATTATTACAGGATGCAGAAATTAAGTTGCAAGGAATGCAGCAACAAGCTCAAGCACAACAGCAAATGCAACAACAGCAAATGCCTGAGCAAGGTAATCAACAACTTCCTCCTGTATCTGAAGAAGAATTATTAGCAGAATCAGAAAAGGCTGCTAAAGAAATTGAAAGTAAAGACATTCAACCAATGCAATATGGTGGTGGTACAAACAGAGGGTTAGGTCCATTTTTAGGATCTAAAGATCCCGTAGCACGTCCTTTGTATTTACCACCTTTACCTGCTCAAGGGAATCTATTAGGTGCTGCCTATATGTTAGATGATGCAGCTGGTCAACTCTTTAGTAATAAAGATAGAGATGGTGATGGTTTAATGGATGGTACTTTTAAAGATTGGTCTGCAAAAAGAGCTAGGTATAAAGATAAGCAACTTCAGAATAGAACTTATGAAATTGATTATGGTGATTTAAATCCAGATGATTATTCAGCTACTTATCAAAATTTAGCAGATTTAACAGAGACAAAATTTTCAAAGTTTTTTAAAGGTAAAAAAGAAAGAGAAAGAATAAACCAAGTACAGAATACAGGTTTGCAAACAAAAGAAGAGTTTGCTGAAAATGTTTTTAAAAATAGTTTAATAAACTTTAATCCAGAGACTGGAGAATATGCTGCTGCATTTGCAACAAGACCTGAAGACTATGCAATGCTTGGAAAAAAACAGAAAGAAGAATTTGGTTTACTTGGTTCTAAAAAAGAAAGAAATACTTTAGAAAGATTTACTGAGAACTTATCAAATCAAGATGATATTGATTTGCAAATGATTAAAGAGGCCAGAAAATATGGTCCGGGTAGAGGTTTGAATAAAAATAGAAGTTCTTATGATGAAAGTCTTATGACTCCTACTGAAATAGAACAATCTAGAAATGCCTATAGAGATATCATGTTAGGTAAACAATCAATGAATTCTGAGCAACCTTTTATTGATTTTAATCAAACTCAGGACTTTAGTGCTACCCCAAAACGCTCTATAGTGCAAATCCCCGAAGATCAAAATTCTTCCAATTCCCTTGATAGAGAAACAGCTTTTAAACAATGGGCTTTACAAGATCCTGTAACAAGAATGACAACAGCAGGAAGAAAAGAGTTTGATAGATTAAATCCAATGAGATATGGAGGAGGTTTAAGAAAAGCACAATATGGAATAAATGATTATGATCCTAACAACCCTTATGGTTTACCTGATTTTTCTCAGATGGGTCAGACATCTTATATTAATCCTGATACAGGAATGCCCTATGAATCTTTTATGCCTAATCCAATTCAATTAGATGAAATAGAAGGTCTGCAATCAAAAGGACTTGAACCATTTGTAGTAGATACACCACAAATGGATTTATCTCCAATGAGTGTTCCTAGTCAATCTGCTGTAGATTTAACATCAAAAAGTTTGAATCAAGTTCCTACTGCGCAGCCTGATCTAAATCTAGCTCCAATAGATTTTCCTGAAGCAACTAAAATAGAAGGGTTAAAATCAAAAGCTTTAACTGAAATACCTACTGAGATGCCAGAAATGAAACTGGCTCCAATTGATTTAACACCACCAACACAAACTTCAACAGATGAAAATGTTGAAAGACCAACTGTAAAAAGAAAAAGAAGAATTGGTAATGCTATAAAACAAGCTGAGACTTTTATAAAAGAAGATCCAGCTATGCGTGCTTATGGTGATGTTTCTGATTTTGCAGTGAAGGGTGCTAATCTAGCAAATGAAATTTTTCAGCAAAAAGAATTTAATGATTACAAAAATAAGTTAAGAAACTTAACTAACGCTGATAAAGTATACTTAGCATCTGAAGATCCTGTAAATAAAAGAGGCACATTTGATGTTAATCTTGGATTAGCTGAACCAGATAATCTTGTTGATTATTATGCTCAGGCAATGTACGGTAGAGAAATGTATAAAAAAGGTGGAGAGTTTGAACCACATATGATGTATGATCCTGAAACCGGTAAAGGTTATAAAGCTAAAGTACCAGCTGATCATGAAAGAATGGCTAAAATGGGATACTTGCATAAAAATGAAATGCAAGATGGTGGGGAAGAAAGAAACTATGCTAAAGAACTTAAGGACGCATATAAAGATGGTAGTTTTTTAAAATACTTAGAGCATAATATAGATCAGTCTCTTGATGGTATGACCTATGATTTTCCATATACAGACAAACAACAAATGATAATAGATGAAGTTGATAAGGCTCAAGAAGATTTATGGAGATATGAAGATAGACTAGTGCGTGACTGGAATGGTGATCCAAGTAGATTTACTGATGAAGAAAACGCAGAGCTAAAACGTTTAAAAGAAATTTTAGATGCTAAAAAAAATTCAAATGAATATAAGAGTCTTGAATCTGCAATGGAATTTAGAGATGTAAATACTGATCCGCTGAGACATAGTTATTCATCAGCTCTTACTAGTCAAAAGATAGCAGATAAAGTAGCAGGCTATATTCCTTTTTCAGACTATCTTCCTCATGATGAAATTATAGGTGCAATTGGTGCAAATATTTTAGGTGCGGGTCATGAGGCTACTGTATTTGATAGAGATGAGAGACCTTTCATGACAAAACTTCAAGAGTCTGGAATGGATATGTATAATAACTTTTTAGGTTCTTTAGTTGGTGCAACTACAAATACTCCAGAAGAAGCAGCAGCTTTAACTGAAGAATTGATTAAAAGAGGTTACACATCTTCAGGAAGAATACCAGAGAAACAAGAAGGTGGAGAACTAGAAGTAGATAATGACACTCTTGCTGCTTTGATAGCCGCTGGAGCTGATATAGAAATGTTATAATTATGGCAAAGATTAGATTAAAAAAATTACCTGATGGTTTTGAAATCAAAGATGGTAAGATTATAAAGAAGATGCAACACGGTGGTATGATGACTGGAGATCAGTCTGATTATGGTCTTGTTACATCTCCATATAATTTTGGTAATGATCAATTTAATAATACTGATGATAATAATGTAAGATATTCTTTATCTTCAGTACCAAGAGAGATGGCTAATCTTGAAGCCGAAGGTGGAGAAACTGTATTAACAGATTTAAATAATGATGGAAAGTTTGGTTTATATAATATAAATGGACCAAGACACAGTAAAGGTGGTGTACCAATGTACTTACCAGAACAATCATTTGTATTTTCTGATACACCTAAAATGAAATTTAATAGACAAGAGCTTGCAGAGTTTGGTATTGAGTCAAGAAAGAAAATGACTCCAGCTAAGGTTTCTAAAAAATATCAGCTTAATGAATTTATTGGTGCTATGGCGGATCCATTTGCTGATGATATAACTGTAAAAAGTGCAGAGTTGATGTTAGATAAAAATCTTATGAGTTTATCTAAACTTGCATTTGGTCAGGAACAAAAGAAAAAATTTGCTGATGGTGTTCCGTTAGCATCTCATCCATATCTTATGGCAATGGGAATTAATCCTATTGAGTTTACACAACAAGTGGAAAACATTACAGCACAACAAGCTGCTCAAAGAATGTTTGATGGAATGAATCCTGAACAACAAGCTCAGGTTATGGCTTTAAGACAAATGCTAGAGCAGTCTGGACAAATGCCACAACAACCTATGGCTGCATATGGTAGAGAATTACCAAAAGCACAATTTGGTAATATTGGTAATTATGGTCTTTCAATATCATCTGGTAGAACACCAAGTTATTCAAGTATAGTACCTATGCCATCTGTTACTGGATTACTCCCCGGTGATCTTGATAGTGATGGTGATGGTGTAATAAATAAATATGATCCTGCACCATTAGATCCTACTGTTGGTGGATTACTTGCAAATAACTCAATACCTGTTGCACCAGCCTCTGTACCGCCTCCTGCACCGGCTCCTGCACCGGCTAGTTCTCCAAGATCAAACAGTGGTTCAGGTTCACGCACAAGATCTGGATCAGATGCAAACAACGTAGCATTTGATCCTGCTTTAGTTGAGTATTACAAAAAATTAGGCATTGATATTAATACATTAGGTATTAATGCACTTAAGTATAAAGACATACAATCATATGTGCCAGGAACTGGTTATTATGGGGGTGCTAAGAAAAATCAAGCTGGTTTCTTTGAAAGTTGGAAAGGCGTATATCCAGATTTGGATAAAATGCAAGAGTCAATTAAAAAGCAAGTAACAGATGCTGATGGTGGTAACCCAGAAGTTAAGAAATTTCAAAAATGGCTTAATGATGTATATATTCCAGAAGAAGTTGAATTAATAAAAAAGAAAACAATTGATGCTGGTGGTACTTGGGGTGATAATGCATCTGAAGAATTAAAGACACGTTTGCTTGGTGATTATGGTTTTGATCCTAATCAAAAAGGAAAAGCTTATGATGGAGATTTTGGTACCTTTACTTCTTCAAGAAGACCTATAGGTTTTGAAGCAACTCCTCCACCTGAAACTAAAGACGGTTGTCCTTGTGAAGATGGATCTTATTCTAAAGAATGTTGTCCTACTCCTAAAGATCCTGAATATAAATACACACCACCTCAGTTTGATTTCTTTACTCAAGATATGCTAAAGATGGGTGCTTTAGCAATGAGAGATAGAGATATGTTCTTGCCCTGGCAACCTGCTGTAGAAATACCAAAAGTTGATTATGTTCTTGAAGAACCTACTAGACAACTTGCAGATGTAAATGAGCAGTTTAATATTATGGGCCAATCACTTGGTGCATTTGCTGGACCTCAGTCTTTAAATGCTAGAATGTCTAAAGCTGCTGGTGATAGTCTTAGAGCTAATGCAAATACCTTTGCTCAAGTACATGGTAGAAATATTGGTACCGTAAATAAGGGTAAAGCCTTGAATGCTCAGTTTGAAGCTGTAGCTAAGAATGAACAAAGAGATAGAAGTGTTAAGTTATTTGATGATACTCAATTAACTCTTCAAGGTTATATGGATGAGAAAAACTTGGATAGGGAAACTTTAGCTGATCTTACAGCTAATGCATATACAAATGCAGCAAATGCTTATAACTTAAGTTCTTTGTATCCTCAGTATAACATAGATCCAGTAACGGGTGGTGCTATATACTTTACTAATCCTAGAATGTTGGAAGCATCTAGATCACAAACTGCTATGATGACTCCAGAAGAATATATAAACTTAGCAAAACAGTTGGAAGCTGCAGGTATGGAAGTTAGTGGAGATAAGATGATGGATAGAATATTAAATCAGAATACAAGCAGTGATCCAATGACTGATTTAAGAAATCAATATACAGGAACAGGTTATACAGCTAAAAAAGGAACTGAAATAAAACCCTATGCATTACCATTTTATACAGGAAAGACGGGGTATTAAACCTAATAAGTGTATAGAAAAAGTTTTTAAAACTTAATAAATTTTAGTAATTTAGAGATATGGCAACATACGTACCAGGATATAAAAGATATGAAAGAGATTTTGAACCGTTTCAGCCGGATTTCAAATTCTTGGACAATGTGTTATCCATAAGACAAGATAGATACAATACCAACTACAAGCAAATGAATGACTTGTATGGCAAAATTGTATATGCTGAATTATCAAGAGATGATACAAAAGAAATAAGAGATCAATACACCAAACAGTTAATACCCAAAGTACAACAAGCTTCAGGTATGGATTTATCTATTCAAGCTAATGTTGATGCTGCTCAATCTTTATTTACCCCATTTTATGAAGATGATCTTATAGTAAGGGATTTGGTTAATACTTCATCTTATAAAGGTGCAATGAGAATTGCAAACTCCTACAAAGATTCTGACGATGATGAAACTAGGAGAAAATATTGGAGTACTGGAATAGAAGCACTTCAATATCAAATGGAAGACTTTATTACTGCAGATAGAGATGCAGCTGTTAATATGGCTCCTCCAACATATGTACCTAATGCAGATTTATATAATGTTGCAAATGAATATCTTAAAGAGCAGGGTTATGAGATGAAATGGGTTACGGGGGTAGGTGGTAATTCTAAGTTTATAATTACTGGAGAAAACGGAGAAAGACTCATACCAACAGCATATGCAGATTTACAAAATGCAATGCAGAATGATCCTCGTATTATTGATGCATATAGAACTGATGCATATGTACAATCTAGAAGGTTTGCCGCTCAAGGTATGGAAGCAGGTAAATACAATTCTATACAAGAAGGTAGAAACGCTTGGGCTCAAAATACAATTCAAGAACTAAGAGATAGAGCAGCTAAAGCAAGTCCAATGCTTCAAAAGCAATATGAAGACGCATTGGCTTCAAAAGAAAGTTGGGAAAAATATGCTTCTAATAAAGGTATAACATTATCTGATCAAGAAGTTGAATCAATGCAACTTGCTAATACAGAATATGAAGAAGCTTTATTAGCTGTAAAAAATAATCAATCACAATTAGAAAGAGTTTCAACAACTGATGAAAATACAGATTATGTAAATCTTGTATCATCATTGTTAATGAGTTATAACATAAGTTCAGATTTATATTCAGCTGCTAAAAACTACAGTATATCTCATGGTGGTGTAAAAAGTGTTACAGCTAACCCTTACACTAAAATGAAGATTCAACATAGTTATAATAAGGCTTTAGCTAGATACAAAGATCAACTTGAAAGAAAAAGAACTGTAGATGAAAATAATGCAGCAAGGCAATATTTAATTGATATAGGTGCAGAAACACCTAGCTTAACATCTACAAGAGTTGATGAGAATAGACTTAATAATGCAATTGATGCGGACACGGAAGCGGTTCTTTCAAAATATGATGCATTGAGTCAGAAAAAACTTCAATGGCTTAAACAGTATCAATTTGAAACAGCTGAAGGACTTTCAAACAGTAAGTCTTTCGTATCAATTACCAATAGCAATGGTGAGGTTATAAAAGGTAAGGTTGAAGAGGTATACAGAAAATTAAAAGAATCTGGAGATTTAAAAGCTATTGATACAGCGTATGAGTCATCAACAAAAGATTATGAAAATCTAATAGGCCCTGATTCAAAAAGACCAGATTTTAATCCTTTGGTTTTAGGTAGTGGTCTTGCAGATATAAGAAAAGAGTCAGCACTTCTTCTAAAAGAAAAAGAAGTACGTGGTAATGTGTATAAGGATTTATACCAAATGATCTTGGCTGGTGCTGGTACTGATGAAGATAATACTAATCAAGCTTTAGGAGAAACATTTAAAACTTATGAAAAGCAAGGTGTTCCTTCTGTATTAAATTCTGATGGAACATTTAAAACAAAAGCAGAATTTATTAACGAATTTCAGAGCTTCAATCAGTCAGGTAGAATAAAAGATAAAGATGGTAAAGCATTACCTGAAATGTCATATCAAGAAGCTACACCTATTTCATCTGAAGAAGTTCAAAAACGAAATGAAAACATTGCAAGAATGGGTGGTTGGTTAATGCTTAGTGAAGACCCTAATAGTAGTTTATATGCTGGTAGTTTTGCAAATGGTGGATCTGGAAATGGAAATGGATATGCCATGGCCGAAGAGATATATAATAAATATAAAGATGGATTCAATATGGCTTTGAGTGGTTCATTGAACAGTGAAGTTGATATATACCCTCAATATTCTGCAGATGCTTACTTTAGAGGTATAGATCCAGATGAAATGACTTCTTCAAACTTATTTATAGATAGAAGTTATAGTTCTACTTGGAGTGCTTCTACTATGTTAGATGATGCACAAACAAGAAATCTTTATGGTAATTTTGTAAAACAATGGAATGGTACTGCACCTGAGTTTAGAGTATCAATATCATCAGCTGTAACAGAAGATGAAGGACTCAGTGATGCAAATAATAAAATAGCCACACAAGTTTTTGAAAATATAATTAGTAAATCTCAGTCAGTGCTTGTAGATAAAGCAGCTGATGGAAAAGTTAGTCAAGCAAATCAAAATTTCCAATATCGTTTGACATATGAACAAACCAAAATGATTAATGGTAAAGAATATGCTGCATATACAATTGATGGTATACCAAGAGATGATTTAAATAGTTTTATTGCTGGTAGTAAAGCAAAAGACGATAGTGATAATTTTATTGATTTAGATAATATAGATGATTATACTAAAGTTAGTTTCTTAGTACCTAAAGAAAGTGATATAAGCCCATATAAATCTGATAATTATAATTTTTCTTGGGTTGATCAAGAAATTAATTTATCTGAAGATGGTATGTTTGAATATTTAGATCAATCAAGATATGGCGGTTCATTAAAAGTTTATGAAGATAATGGTGGTTACATGTATGGTTATACACAAGCATATAGAGATAAAGATGGAGTTCTAAAATATAGAACTGTTGACTTTATGCCAGCAATAGACACAAGGACCAATGAACCTATAAGCAAAGCTAACATAGATGCTTGGGTTGCAAACCAGATGGCTCTATTGGATTATACAGCAAAACAAAATTATATTGAGTAAATGATGTATATTCCGTACATTATTATATTTAAAACCTCTAAGTAAAATATACACTGTGGAAAATAGATTTACAGATAACAATAAAGATTTAAGGTTAGAACCTATTATTGATGAAACTCCGAACATTGTTCCGGAGTTTATAATGGATAATAGTGATTTAGCAGAGTTTGAAAAAATTGATAGGTTTGAGCTTGATAATCTAATTGATACATATAATGCTGCTAGTTCTGGTTTTAAGAAAAATCCTTCTCCATACGGTGGTGATGTTCAGAAATATACAAAGTCACCAAACAGTGTAACATTGGGTAATTTAGATTTAAGTGATCCTGATGTATTTGATTACTTAATGGCAGAGCCTAGAGTTATGAATCCAGATTTGAAAAAAGATTTGGATTTAAAAGAACCAATGATGATGAATAAATATGCTGTCAATTATGATAGATACTTTATGCATCCTAAATTTAATGAACTAGGTTTTAATCCCATGTATGACATGGAGAAGTACTACAATGAAAACTCCACAGCATGGGATGATTTTGGTAGAACATGGGATGCAACATGGGGTAGTGTTAAAGCAGGTTATCTTAGTGCTCCTAGATCTGTAGGTGATTTATTTAGTGGAGATCCTTACTTTGATACACCTGATTTTCAATCTGCATCTGAGTTTGAGCAATCAACAAGAATAGCTCAATCAACAAGAGGTGGTGTTACAGGATTTGCAAATAATACATTTAATCAACTAGGTTATTCTATTGGTATGTTAGGAGAAATCTTAACAGAAGAATTAGTTATTTTAGGTGCTTCAGCTGGATTATCAGCAACAGGAGCAGGTTTACCAGCTGGTGCTGCTTTAGCCTGGTTGGGTACATTAAGAAATGGTTTAAGAGCTACTAAACTATTAAATACAATTAGAAAATTTAAACCATCTTTATCTGTTCTTACTTCTGTAAAGAGAGCAGATATTGCAAAAGATTTTTATAATACAACTAAAGCAGGTGGTAAGTGGTTTGCTAATAGACTTACACCAAACTCAATAACAGCAATAAATAAAGTAAGAGCAGCTAACAGAACAGAAAATAAATTATCTCTAATGGCTGCAGGTGCAAAAACATTTGGTGGTTTTTATAGAGATTTGAGAGCATTAAACTTTGCAGTATCTGAAGGTAAGCTTGAAGCAGGTTTACGCTACAATGAACAAGTGAATATGTTAGCTGCAGATCAACTTGCATCAAATAATGGTGATCCAATTACTCCAGAACAATTAGCTGCAATTCATGATAATGCATTAGGTTCTGCTGTAAAAACACTACACTGGAATGTTCCTGTAATATATCTAACAAACCAATTAGTATTTGGTAAAGCATTAAGAGGATTTAGTCCAAGATTAGCAAAAGTATTTAATCCTACTAAATCTGTATTTAATAGTGAATTGAAGAAGACAGCTGTTAAAACAGCAGAAGGTAAAATTGCCAAAGAACTTTTAGAAGATAGTGTAAAAGCTAAAGTAAAAGAATCATTTGGTAAAAGATTTAAAAACATCATACCAAAAACCAGAGGAGAGTTATACTCTTCAGCAATAGGGGCAACTCATAGAAGCTTAAGACTTTTTGCAGCTAACCTGGGGGAAGGTACTCAAGAACTTTATCAAGAAGCTATAAGTGCTGGTTTTGGTGAATACTATAAAGACATGTACAATGATCCTACTTTAGCAGAAATGGATTCGTTGTTTTTGAGTCTTAACTATGCAGCAAAAGGAACCAAGTCAGAAGGTTTTAGTTTTGAAACATTTGCTTCAGGTTTTGCAGTTGGTGGTATAATGGGTGGTGTTAATACTTTTGCAATGGATTGGGTACCCACTCAATTAGGAAAGGTATATAGAAAAGCAGATTCAAAAAGCGCGGAAGAGTACCAAGATATGAAAGAAAAGCAGATGGCTGATATTAATGAGGCATCTACTTACCTACTATCAGATCAACAAGCTCAACAAGATATTTTACAAGATAGACATAGAGTTAATGCAACTATTCAAAATGAAGCTGCCCGCGAAATGGAAGCTCATGAATATAATGGTGATGAAGTTGGAGCAACTGATGCAAGAGATAATGCCTTGTTTCATCATTTAGATGTACTAACAGCTTATGGTGCCGAAGATGCTTTTGTAGAGAAGCTTAGAGATATTAAAAATCTAGATGATCAAGATCTTATTGATTATCTAGAAGAAGAAAGCAAACTAGATAACAGAAAAGAAGCCAGAAAAGAAGCAGAAGAATTAGTATCATCAGGCAAATATAGAGAGAACATTGATAAGACAATTAGAGACCTAGAAAGATATGTTGCTAAGAAGGAAGCTGTTAATGCAAAATATGTTAATCCTGTTAATCTAAGCAATTATGAAAAAGGTACTGCTGCTTATGCTAATGCTGAAAGACGTAAAAATCAATGGGAACATTTAAAACTATTGACACTATATACGTCTGATGGTTTTGATAAAGCAAGAGAGAGATCTGCAATGCATGATCAAAGACTAAGAGCTAGCAAAGTATTAGATAATGTTTCTTCTAATGATATTCTTGCAACAATTGACCCTAAAGGTTTAAAGAATGAGCTTGAGTTACTAAGATCTGAAATCAAAGCATTAGAAAATGCAGAAGATAAAAGTGATCTTCCATTCAAGAAAAAGAAACTTGAAATACTAACAAAGTATCAGGAAGTACTAAATGATCCTAAGAATCAAAGAAAGGATGGTTCAGTAAGAAGAAATGAAGCTGTTAGAAAAAAGATATCTAATGTTCTTTATGAATACTTTAATCATGTAGGTTCTTCTACAAATGATTTTGTAAATAAGGATGAGTTAAGAAACTATGTAAATGATTTGCTTGCTAGATATGAGCTAGATGCTAGAGCTGCTCAGTATAATAAGACTTTGAACTTTTTAGAAAACCCTAAAAATTTCACAGATCTTTTTGAGAGAGTTGCTGATATGAGAATTAGTGATTTTATGTACTCAAAGGAATCATTGGTAGAAGCTCAGAAGCAAAGAATTGAAAGAAAAGAAAGATCATACTTATTATCTGAATTTAGTTCTTTGGGTGTATATCCTGATCCTGAAGAGGTAAAAGCATTCTTATCAACTGGAGATGTTTCTGCTTTAACAACATTTTACTCAGCTACAGAAAAAATTATAACTCTAGAGAGTGATACAAATAAATCTGCTAGAGCAATTAAAAACTTGCTTGATATATGGAACTTGCAACAACAAGCAAAAGAAGCAAGAAAGCAAGCAGAAGAAAAAGCAGACAAAGAATCTGTAGAAGCAAAAGAAGGATTAGAACAATTTAAACAAGATGTTTTTGATGGTCCAATCACTAAAAAGATTCTGGATCAAATGTTCTTATTAGAAAGGGGTCTTGATGATAGCCAGTATTTAAATATGAATGACTGGTTAACTAGTAAGGCTGGTTCTATGAAACTAAATGCCCTTGCTTCTTTAAAGCAGTTATGGTCTAATGCTTTGAGTGCTGAAGATCAGGGTTCTGTTTACAAAGAAGATGTAGGATTTTATAACTGGATAAAAGAAAACTTAAATAATCCAGATGTACAGGCAGTATTTAATGAGTTTGCTGTTACACCAGAAGATTTAATCATTGGTAATAAACCAGAGGGTAAGAGTGATGACTTTGTTAAAGCAGGTCCTAATATTAATATTAGACAATTTACTACTAGAGAAAAGGATACAGATGAAGATATAACTTATTTTAAAATAGTAGATAATAGAGGTAATGCTTTCCCTGCACGTTATATGCCAGGTGATACAATAAACTACTTTAATAAGTATGATGGTCAAGGTGGAGCCTTGGATGTATTTAACCAGCTGCTTCCTAAGTTTACAAAGCAATCATACAAGATAAGTGACAAGACTTCATTGTCTTTTAAAGATCTTGTTGAAGATGTAAATGGAAAGCT